TCGCAAATATAATAAAATTAATGAGATTATTAAGTCGTGAGGGGATGAGGGATGTGGACATAGGAATATGTTGGGACGCCGGATATATTGGGATATGCGGGATAGGTGGTGAGGATGGGGGATATGCGGAGATATGGGGAGATATGGGGGATATGCGGAGATATGCGGAGATATGCGGAGATATGGGGAATATGCGGAGATATGCGGAGATATGCGGAGATATGCGGAGATATGGGGGACGGACCACCTCCCCGAAATCGGCCCGGCCGGGCTGCCGTTTTTGGACCAGCCCCCCCCAATCCACGAAGGACGGGAAACAAGAACGGCAAACGATCTGCAAGCCGAAAAAAGAATGCTTATTTTTCATTTAAATTATTGATTATCAATCATATAAACTAATATTTTAATAAACATTTACATTTGATTAGATTTATTACATATAATCGTCGAATTTTTATTGCAAAACATTTGTTTGGAAATAAAACATATATTATATTTGCAATGTGAGATAACAATATTAACAAACAAGGCGTGCTAGGTGCCTATATAAGTCCCTAGGGCAAGGGCGATTTAATATGAAAGCAAAAGATTTGAATCGAGTACAAAATGCAGTAAAAAAGTCGGAGTCTGAAACTTTGACGGGTGCGATAAAATCTTGGTGCAGATTGTTTAATAGCAAAAAAGATGTTATGGATATTATCAAAGAAAACAATATTGAAGTTTCAAAAGATGTTATCCCGTCTTTAGTCGCTTTGGCTAAAGATAAAGAATTGGTTATTACTATTTGTAAAGAAATTCTTGCAAATATAGATGGCGTATTTTGTCAATATATAGAAATAGAAAAGATTTACAATGATGAAAATGAATCAGCCAACAATAAAATAATGTTAGCTGAAAAACAAGCTCAGAAAATTCTTTTGGGCACAACACATAAAGCTTTTGGCTATTGTGCCCCTATTAAATACTCTGAGGATAAAAGCGGTTATTTCGTTATTTACAATAACGAAAGATATAAATCTACTCGAATGGCTACTAAAATAACGAATTTTTCGTTTTCATTGATAGCCAAATGTATCACCTATTATCTTACTCACGATAAAAATGTAAGATAATATTAAGATGTCCTTATATCTTTATATATAGGGGCATTATGGTGGCGATATCTGTACGTTCACGCCGTGCCACTGATTTAGACTAAACAGATAAGATATTTAACATATTGATACATAGATATGCGAATCGGTAGGGTATCGAGAGTTCGTATAAATAGGTTGCCGACTAGTAGTGTGATCAGGCGTTCTCCTAGTTCAGGGGCGTGCCGTTATTCTTGGCTATGTATCAAGACTGGTTAATACGTCCGGTCAACCGGATAGGCCATGTAAAAACATGGGGTATATTGGTGTATATACGCATGTATAGGGCGTATGTCTATGCGTTGTAAGAGTAGCACGCATGGAGTGTATCACGGAGCTATTACCGTGCCAATGTATCAAGGCAACAATATTACAGGTGGCTTAAATACTGTAATGTCGTATGTATCATTAAGTAGCGATCCTTTACAAGGGTATTTTGTGAGGTTAAATTTACGGACTAAATGCGCCTTGTCGGTACGTATCACGGGTGACGTATGTACGTATTTGGCTTCGTTCGTTCGAGGCAAAGGGACAAACCAAAGGGAATTGGGCGGGTGTGGTGTATCCGGCTAGCCGTGCCGTATTCTTGTTGGTGTAATTAAATTAATATATTATGTACAAAAAGAAATTCAATAATCTGAATAGGAAACTATCTATTCAAAAAGAAAAGGCTTTAGAAGCTGCAAGAAAGTCTCAAATTGAGTTTTACGTTGAGCTTACCAAAGAACTATACAAGTCAAATAAATTAGATTGTAGTAGGGATTCTGATAAATGTAGGCGTAAACGTGTTAGTTATATGGCAAACAAATTACGACAATAGATCGTTTATTTTTATTTGATTTTAAAGTTTGTGCCCTTTCGTACTGTAGTGATATAGGACGGAAGGGCTTTTTTTGTGCCTAATTTTACAAAATGATAGCATAACCATATGTTTTACTTACACATAAAAGTGTTAAGTCGGTAAATTTTAAGCCTTAATTATAAATGTGTAAGTAAAATACTTTATTATGTATCATTTTGTATATATCTATATCCATACGGGCGGGTGAATTGTACCCTTATGCATGGATTTGCGCTTGAATCGATCCTAAAAGGTATATAATAGGCGGTACTTATTGTATATTTTTTATCTATATCTAGGCTTGTCTTTCCTTAGAGGTAGCTCTAGGGATTGATATATATTATGTTGTTGATACTCAATTATTTGTATTATTTGGTTATTGTTTTTAAATTACGGTTACTTATTGTATATTTTTATGGGTGTATTTATATATTTGGTGCTTACCTTGTTTTGTGGGTATATGGCGTTTGAGTTGGGGCGGTATGTTATAGCTACGGGCGACGCCCTGCCTATAATCATAGTTTCTTTATTGGTTTTATTATCAATATATTGTATTAGGCAAGTATATAAGGCAATCAAGAACAAAGACCTCGATATCCTAGACTGAATCAGCGTTCCACGTGGAACAAAGTAGCGGAAGGTCTTAGGATTTCGTTGGGATTTCGAGGGAGGGGTGGGGTTTGCGTGATGGGACACCTCCAAACAAGGGAAAAAAAACACCTCCAAACAAGGAAAAAAAAAACACCTCCAAACAAGGGGAAAAAAAACACCTCCAAACAGGGGGGGGAAAACACCTCCAAACAAGGGAAAAACACCTCCAAACAAGAAAAATACCTTTCGAGCAAGAAAAATACCTTTCGAGCAAGGGAAACGCCTTTCAAGCAAGGGGTATCTTCCGATCAAATGTAAAAGTTTACAAGTGGTAGGAGTTTCCGGTCAAGGCAAGGCGGTTGTGAGCGATGGCGGGTAGATATTGTTTATTGGTATGGGGCGATGCGGAGGGAACCAAGGGAAACGGGAGGCGGCGATGGCGTGGGGTAGGTCCCGCTGGTCGTCCGTCCCTGTTCCCCTTTGGCGTTAGTGTAATATTAAAAATCTGATAGTGACATGACGAAAGAAGAAGCAAGGAACGTATTTGGCGGTAGTATAGTAAATAATCTGCTGTCGCTAGGGGCTGAGCCTACCAACGTGGTAAGGCAAGACGGGTTGATAGAATGGAAAAGTGATGGATATATAGAGGTAGGAGGCGTACAGGTATGGGCTTACTATTACTTTGAGAATGGAGAGGATGTTGATAGATGTGATTGGGCGGATCATATGGAGATAGAGGTAGAGGAATGTTGGATTTAAAATCGGCTGATATGAGATTCATGTATTTAACGGAGCTTAGAGAAAAGGATATATACGTAGGCGACAAGAAGTGCAAAAGAGTAAAAATATATGTAGGCAGACCGTTGAGGGATACGCCTAAAACCTATAAACAAATAGGCGGATTTGTAGCAAAAGAACTATCCAACGCTTATAACAGCGGTTGTGTTTCCATCTATGAAGCAAAGGATAAAACGCTCAGATATTCGGTTTATCGAGACGGTTGTTTTTATCCTTATTACGGGAAATTAGAGGTGGCAGAATAATACCAAGGGGAACGGGCGGCTGATCTGCGTGGCGATACCTTCGCTGGTCATGCGCCGTCCTGTCTCGTGGGACGAGCTTAAAAAATGAAGATATGAGAAAATTGCAAAAAGAACTTTTAAATAAAAAGATGTCATTGCATCAGGCTCTTATGTCGATGGATGTATTGAATCCTGATTATAACAAATTGAAACGGGAGGTGAATCGTTTTGACGACATATACGATAGATATATGTCGTGTTGTGGCTATACTAGATACTGGTATATAGCTGGGAATAACTACTACGGAAATTATCATGTGGTTGGTGTCTGGTTGAAAGGCGATCGTAACACTTTGGCGGGGTATAAGTTATATACCAATAGAATAGAGGCTGAGTTAGTATGTAATCATTTAATAACTGATTGACATGTATAATATAGAATTAGAGGCTATCAATGGAAAGGGGAATTAATGTAAAAGCCTTAATATTTAAGGGTAAGAAAGAGATTATCCTATATACGGATGCCATAGGTACGTCGGATCTGGATTCCCCGTATATAAGTATTGACACTGAATGGGTTGGCAGGATATTCAAGCATTTCCCGGGAAAAGCGTGGAATAATACTATCATAAACATGAATATATGTGTTGAGTACGGAACTGGTGATATAAGGTATTCTAGGGTAAGGGCATTTGAGGGAAGCTGTTGTTCGGAATATATTCTTACATCTCGAAAACCTAGGGAGAATAACCAGAGAGAGTTTGTGAATAATCCTGAAGATCAATTATTGGGTTTTGATACGGTAAGGGAGACTGTATTTGGGATGAAGAAAGAATTGAGCATTGATGAGAGTGTTAATGTGAAATTCGATTATGAGATTATTTGAGGTGGTTAATGATACCAAGGGGAATGCGGGCGGCTGCGGGGAGGCTGGACAGACCTTGTCGCCAGCGCCGTCCTTTTCCCCTTGGCAACAATAGGAATGAATATGAACGAAACAGAATTACTAAGATTACAAGATGAAGCGCTATCTTACCTTCGTGATAATATTACAAAGGATGAGGCGTATTATGTCCTTACGACTGACAAGGATATGATAGAGATTCTTATAGCTGATAAGAAGGACGGAAGCAAACGTATCAAGATTCTTGATATGGAATATACTATCGAGAAGGATGATATGTTATTGTTATTCGATACAGATGGGATAATAGACGAATGTCTTTTGGTTGCCAGCTACATAGGGGTAAATATGTATTTTCGCAGGCAAGATGTCAACGCTATTTTGAATAACATCAACAGAGAGAAAGTTATGGAATATCCTTACATAGCTATTCAGTTAGATAATATACGAACTATAGAAAAACGTAGGGTTATTTTTGAAATCACCGGGCATAGGATAGATGATAACAAAGAGAAAATAGATTTTATGTTTGTTTATTTTATGGCTAGAATATTATGAGAGCGAGGAGGACTGTGAAGGAAAGAGATATTGTGAAGATATTGGTATTCGGGTATGATAGGACGCTTATAAAATCCATTAAGGATTCCGGATTCAGAAGTATGTCGGATGTAATATCGTACGCCAATAATATGGCCGGTGATAAGCCCATTGATCATATTAGGGTATCGAATGAGGCCCGTGGATGGTGTGGATCATATACTAATTATGGTAAAATGATAGATTAGCTCGATAGGAGGATATGATATGAGAAGGATTATAAAAGAGAAAGACGATATCAAGGTATCTATATTTAACGGGTGTAGGTTGGTTCGTGTTTTCATTGATTCTGGGTATAGGAGTATAGCTATGGTGATAGCCGATTGCGGTAGAATAGCTAATGGTTGTTATCATATACATCATATTGAGGTGGTAAATATGGATAGGGAATGGCATGGCACATATACCGCTGATGGAAAGAAAATTAATTAATATAAATAACATCATGAATAATATCATAGAGAACAATGATGGGGTAAAAAGAAAGGTAAGGGTATATGATTTCGGCGAGAAGGTCGCTGATAGATATACTATTGTATGCGTAAGTGACAGGAATAAAGATTCAAGAGGAATCTTATTTTATCCGATGTTCACTTGTAACGAAAACCCGTCGCATCCGCAAGGAATAGGGATGTATGTAGGGGACTATTATCCTCATAAGGGAGGTATGTACAACTTAGGGAGAAGAGTGAAGGATATAATGTCTTTGCCTAAAGAAGTGATTAGATACATAAAATGGGTAACAACAACATGAATGAAATAGTTTACAACAATTACGATTTGGTTGCTTTCGAGCAGAATGAAGAAGTGGTAGTAGCCGTAACATTCTACAGGTATTACAAGAAGAAAGCTAAGGGCGAGGTTAATTATAGATGGAGAACCAGATGCCCGGAGCTGGTGGATAAGATCGTAAAACACCGTACCAAGGTATTTACCGGTCAACTTATCCAGTTAGCGAAAGCGTATGGGGAGAAAAAGGTTATAAAATATCAAAAGGAGGAGGGAGGAGTATGTCAAAATACGATAGAGACGCTATAGAGATATATATACTGGATCATATAGATACAGATAATTATGGTAAGCAGTTTAAATATGATAAGGAATATATGTCTTTTATGCTTAGTGTGTTCAAGGATGAGTATAAAGAACATATCAAAAGGGACGGGATTAAGAAGGCTTTTGAGGATTACATAATGAGCGTTCCGTCTATATTCAGGATTCATATAGCGGATTGTGATATTAGATATTTATTACGTTCATGGGGAGTGGAGTTTGATAAGGATGATGATGAGATATACATCTTATACAAGAAGATCATAAGAGAGGTCTTTTTTAAGATGTGTGAGGATATGAAAGTTTGTTAATGTTGAACCAAAACCTTGGCGGGGCGGAAGGATATATCATGATCGTACGTGTGCGGATATGATCCGGGGTCGGTTCCCGGTGCCTTGACACAACTTAATTAAATAGCATATGGACAATATTTTAAAAAGAGCGGCAGCGGAATTGAAAGAAGCCGGTTGCAGGGTTTTTGCGTGGCAGGATGATACTTATAATAGAAGTTGGAGTAAGGGTGATTATATAATGTTGTATTACGCCTTCCCTGATTCGCCTAACATCGGGTATCTGAGTCGTGGGGAATATGGGATGAGCGTAGCATATAGTAGAGCTTATATACCGAGCCGTGGGAGTGGATCGGGGTGTTGTATCAAGGAGGAGGCTACGTTCGACCTTGCGACGGCGTTAGATGCGTTGAACGGGCCGTTACCTAGGTGGTGTAAGGCCTATGGGGTTTATCCAAAGCAGTACGATAATATTGATAAATGGTATAATAGAGATAATCATAACAAAAAATTATTTAAGGAGATTTGATATGGAGGTAAAAGATTGGGAAAATCTGGTTTTAAACACAGAGGTAGGATCACATTGTTTTGTTACGCTGATTGATAATAATGACATCAGTAGAGGTTACGCACAGATCAGACGAGCGGAACATTTCGGGTATAATATCTGCTTCACCCGGTTATATGGGAATAAGTTTTATTTCGAAAAAATAAAAGAAGGTCGTACACAACAATATATCAATAGGAGGAAATGATATGGTGATAGAGTTTGATTTTGAGATATACAAAAACGGAGATTACGATAAGGTATATCTCCGTAACGGGAAAGAGGCAAGAGTATTATGTGATAATGGGAAGGGAGATCGCCCTATAGTCGTGATGGTTGAGGATGATAACGCGGATAATTATATTATTCTGCGTTATAACGAAACTGGCAGGAGAAATATCAATAGTCAATCGAGTCTCGATCTTATGTTATCGGTAAAAGAACGGGAGCCAGAATTATGGGTTGTTGTTATATCTTACATGGATAATAAGGATAAGAGACAAAAGATGGTCTTGCCTAATTTTTTCTCAAAGAATATAAGGGGGAATATATATCTTCAAGGGAGCTCTAAATCAAGCGTATCATATTATGTTGATAAGTTAGAAGAAGACGAGTGCTTCGATGAGCTGTGCGAGAAGATAAGAGTAAAGAGAGATCGCATCTATAACATAGAAATAATATCACTATCAAATGACGAGGCGGCAATTTAACCAGTTGATAAATGAACTGGACGGCAAAAGTCCGTTTATCGTATTACATAGGGATGTAGTTGCGCCTAAATACGTGGGCGTGGAGATCTCGAAAGAAGGTGTGGTATATAATTACTCAGTTATAAGTATAAACGATGACTACAAGCCTAAAAAGGTTCTTATTTCAAAGCTATTGAGTATAGCTGATAGTATAAATAGCAATAAGGACTTAAAAAAAGATTGATTGGACGTATTTATGGTATGCGGCATCATATACGATATAATACCGTGAATAGCGTTGTATGGAGGGTATGTGTGATAATATGATAGATAACGTATTTGCGTCTTGACATCATAATATTATGCCATTATATCCTCTTTTTGTATAAAAAGAATAACGAATAATATAAATATCTTGGATATGGAAGGAATTAATATAGGTGACAAAATAGCGTTTCATATAACTGGTAATCATAATATAGGATATGCCAAAGGAGAAAGATATGTCGGGACAGTATTAAGTAGAGATCACCGATCACGCCTTCATGTGAGGGCGGATGGCATGCCTAGAGCTTGTATTGATGAGCGGGATGTGGATAAACTTATCGAGGAGAGTATGGATTTTGATATGGATAAGGTAACACCTAATCCGGTGGCAAGGGAGTTGTATGAGCTAATAAGTAAATATGTTTGCGCATTCGGATGGTTTCATGAAGTATCAACGGATATATCGTGTATGATTATGTGATGATGGGTAAGCATTTAGAACATAATGTTATGTGTCTGTTACATGATCATGGATTCGAGACACGGCATATTGATAGTTATTCTTGGTGGATGACTAATGAGAGGCTGATGTCCGAGGTGACATATACGGAGGGGGATATTCATATAATTGTTCATGAGTGTATGGAAGATTATGTGGATAACGTGAAATTTGGGGAGGAATTTTATAAAAACAAGGAAATATGATAAGATACTTACTCGTGACGGTAATGATAATATTGACACCGCCAAAGGGAAGCGGAGGCATGCCCCTCGCCCCGAAGCCAGCCGTGGTCGAGGCACGGGTATGGGATAAGCTGGCGGCCGCCTTGTCTTTCGTGGAGTCAAGGGATGACGATCGTGCGTATAACGCTACTTCCGGGGCTTTAGGAAGATGGCAGATAAAAAAGGTGTATGTAGATGAGGTTAACAGGATATTGCGCCTTAAACGGAAGCAGAAGCGGTATAGATACGATGATAGGACAAATCCTGTCAAGGCTAGGGAAATGTTCGAGATATATCAATCTCATCATAATCCTAAAAAGGATATAGATCGGGCTATAAGATTGCATAGGGGACTACATTCCCCTAAATATGTCAAGGAGGTTAAAAACAAATTGAGAGAATAAAAATATAGGAGGATTAACATGGACGAGGATAAAGTGATACGACCGATGGATTTTGTTCGGCTTACAAATATTGACGAATCAAATGTGATTAAGGACACTAAAAACCATATAGGGCTGGTCAAGGAGGTCAGTCGGGACGGTAGAATGAGTATAATATGGATAGGTGAAACTTACAGTCAGTTGGCGTGGTTCAAATCGAGCGAGTTGGAGGTGGTGGATAACCTTGTGAGCATCCTGACATGCGGGCTGGCTAACTTTCGCGGAGACGGAAAAGAGAGTGCGGATAAATTTTATCCAATGAATTTATGTTATATAAGGGGGGGGTGATATATGAAATGGGTAATAATAAAAGGGGTTAGATATCCCAGTTCCGTAATATCAGCATTTGCGGCATATAATATGGATAACCCCTTCTTGAAGGTCAGGATAAGAAACAAGTATCATATAGTGCCTTTTGATGATGTTAATAAGATGGCTAGTCAGATGGTGTATTTAATGGACAACTATCCTGATTTCGTTCAGATAGGGAGATGGTGGATATCCAAGAAACATGTGATGTCATGGACGCCCAAGGGGGGAGACCGTGGACGGATCGGGTTGGGTTATATCCTTCACCCTGTCCTTTGGCTTAGATAATGGGACTCAAATTAAGTTTGATGAAGAAGGTGAATACCTAAGTGAGATAGATAGGTTAAACGAGTTGTTTAATGTAATATTATAAGGGAGTATGTTGATAGATGTAAATAAATGGATTGAGAAAAACGGGAGCTTCGAGGAGGTCAATGGATTGGATTTAGTGAGACACGGATATGAATGGATTAGACGAATGCGCAAATTCGAGAATAAGGCAGATCGTCATACTTTCCAGAAAGTGTTTGGTAATAAAAGAGGAAATGAGTTATGGGGCTGTTTTTTAGAGGTAGGAAGATCTATCTTCATATTAGAAGATAACTATTTTATGATTAACGACAGGAACGTCTTCTCTTTATGTTTAGCAGAGTGTAGTGATTATGATCTATATGAGCTTGTTCATAATATTGAGACTGATAATGATCAAGGCAAATGATGTTGTTTAATTAAAAAAAATAAATTGTTATGGAAATGAAAGAGTGTTTATCGGTTTATCTAGAGAGTGGATATCTTTTTGACGATATGTCAGGAAGATTAAAGTGGTTTGAGATTGATAAGATCTTGATCAGTTTTACATATGGAGTAGTTAGATATGTAGGAACATGGGGAGGATGTAGGGCTGAGAAGACATTAGATGGGGAATTATTTTATTCGTCCGAAGAATGTTTTAAAAAGGGCAAGAGCATTCCTAAGACAAAACTATCAATATATGATGTTTTTGAGTCATTATATGGATTCGTCCTAATAGGTGATGTGTGGAAATACAAAAACGGAAGAGCTGTCAAGGATAAGTTGGAATGTTTTGATGTTGAAATAGATAATAAAGGGAAAATTTATTGTAAGGAAACATATTACAGAACATGTGAAGATGTGTATAAATTCAATGACTTAACTGTAGTTGACAAGAATGGAGACATGAAATTGGTAAAATCTTCAAAAAGTAAATTAATGCTTACTAATGATCAATTAGATGTTGTGGAGAGAATGAAAGGCATCATTGATGACATGGTTAGGTTAAAGATGATTATGTATATTGATCAAGACTATAATCTTTGTTTTCTGCCGGGAGATAAAATAGAAGATTTGACAATGGATGAGACAGATGGATTTGTGGATACCACCGGTATAGTGACATCTATAAAATCTAAGGATGTAGTGGAGTTTTATGTAGAAAACCCATTCGTAAAGATAAAGGATGAATGATATCTGAATCTGGATTGTGGTGGTTCGTGAGAATAGCCACAATCATATCTCTAAACGTGAACATGGAGCAGGAGGTACGTACGTCATTCGATTGACGTTAGGGATCTAGTTATATTAAAAGAGGAGGGATTATGAAAGAGATTGTATTAAAACTGTATGAGTTTGATGAGCTGTCAAAAGACTCACAAGAAAGGATCATAGAGCGTGAGCGCTGGAATATAATGGATTGTTGTATGGAAGATTATGGTGCTGATTATATAAGCACCATGAAGTCTTTTGGGGATCTGACAGATACTGAGGCTTATGGCTGGGAAGTTGGATATACGAGGTATGATTTTAGATTCAAATTCAAGTACAATGATCCTATATGCTGTCATCCAACTGATTATGATAAGGATATATATCCTAATAACTTATGTGGCAAATTACTGTTCAGGTATATCAACAACAACATTATGCCACGTATTATCAAGGGCAGGTATTTCTCCACGCCAGGTAAATATGTTGATGGGAAATACGAGTACAAGCACAAATATAGTAGGGTGATGTTTGACTATGGGAATAATTACCCATTGACAGGGATGTGTTATGATTTATATCTCCTGAAACCTATAATTGATTATTACAATGCATGGTGTACTTATCCGGAGGATTTTTCTTTAGAGGATCTGATGAGGCAATGTTATGATAACTTCTTCAAGTCATGGCATGAGGAGTACGAGTATTGGGCTGATAATGAAGATGCGATACGTGAGGAGCTTCATCATAATCAGTATGAAGATCGACTTTATTATGAGAATGGTGATGTATATGTTGAACCATTAAATGAAATAGCATGAAAACACAAGAAGAATATGCCCATGAGATTGATGAGATCGTTCTCCGGGATGTAAAATATAATCAGAATGATTGGTTTAATATGGATAAGGAAATATTCATGCTTCCAGCAAATAAGAATAAATCGTTTATCCTTGGAACCAGAGAGACTGGATGTGATTTGCTGATATTGGGAGGTACTAATTGCTATGAGTATAATGTAGATAGCGTATTTGGAAGTTTAGGTAATGAAAAATTCTATTGTTGTAATCCAATTATTACCCAGGGAGTAAAAAAGAATAAGATACAAGAAGTGAACCCTTTGTACGCTTTTAAAGTTGCAACAGCGTATTTTAGGGAACAAGGTTTGATCCCTATATTTGAAGATTCATATTGTAAATTGATGAGATTATAAATATAGAGATAATAAGATACAGGTTCCCAGTTTATTGGGCTTGCCCGTTAATCAATGATGATTACACTGGATTAACGGATGAAGAATGTGAGGAAATCAAACGCTTCTTGGAAGCAGCAGAAGGTTATCCGGTAGATGTAGATTTGGAAACACAAGGATTCTACCGTTGTAATGACGCAGGAACACTCCCCGGAGAATGTGCGGATTTTATTTTTCACAAGTATAATGATTAAACTAAAATGATATGGAAACTGCAAACAAGCTAATTTATAAGCAAACAAATTATCTTAAAGAAGACGGAGAAGAATATAGAATAATAGTTACTATATCTTTAGATGATGATTGTCATAACAATATGTGCGACTGGAGCATAACTGCCGATATCAGACAAAAAAACAAATATGGACGATATGAGGAGTATATGGGAGGTTGCTGCCACGATGAAATTGCGGAGTATGTTTCAGAATTGGCAAAATTCATACCATTACATTGCTGTAACCATTATGGTGCTCCTATGTATCCGGTGGAAAATGGTACGTATCACATAAAGAATAGCGATAAGTCTGTAGCTATTGAATATTTACGTATATCAGACAAGGAATATTCCAAGTTGTCCGAGGCGGTGGATGATAAAATGTATTTCAAGTATCTGCTTTTCAATCTTGGGATCGTGTATTGAGTTCTTTGGTATGGGGACTCCCAAGAGTCTTCTTAAGAAGAGCGCAAATGACTGGCTTGGGGCGAAGCATGAATTGTCATGGAGTCCAGACAAGGTTAAACGTGAATATGTCCGTGAATTAAAACATATTTTTCAGGTATTGCTAGACCATCAATCGTTAGAGGTCTTAGGAACCGTGAATGTGGTTGTAGATGAGATTTGTGGCGAGGGGACGTGGAACAGATACACAATAAGATGCCAGAAATGGGCGAATGACCTAGGGAGAAGAAGGAGAGAAGTTCGTGAAAGAAGACAAAGAGAGTGTGATGCTCGCAATAAAACGTTAGAGGAACAGGTACAAATGTGGAAATCGAGTGAGATTCCCCAGATATATTGTAATGGTATTTATTTTGATAACGACCAGCCTAATGTATGGCTTCGCGTTAAGAATGGCAGAATTGAAACCAGCAAGGGTGTTAAGATAACACAAACTGAAGCTGAAAGACTTTGGAGATTGATTAAGGTCTTCCATGATGGTGGTCAGTTCAAGCACGATTTGGTATTGGATGTAACCGGTCAAAGGTGGGCGTTCAATTGCTACGAAAACGATATGTTGACTGCCGGATGTCACCGGATAGCGTATAGCGAGATGGAAGATGTTGCGAGACAATTAGGATGGGATTAAACAGCTATCAAGTAACATTTGAGAGCTGTGGCGATCACTATCAGATTTACAGGAGAGACATCCAAGATGTCATGGGTGGCGTGTCCACGATGCGGCCTCCGGCCTCTGGTCTGGGAGTTCGATAACGGGAGATCCACGGCGTGCGGGTGCGGGACAGACTGTTATAGTCATTGGAGCGTGCAGGCGGAAAGCGTTATGTCAGTAGTAAAAAGGTCTGATAATGGTCATTCGGCTGAGGCGTATGATATTGATGAGCTTAAAAATAACTGGAATCATTGGGTGAGGACAGGGGAGATCCTGTTTACGCCAGGGAATGGGAAATGGTAATATAATTAATAATTTAAGATATGGATCATTATTTGGCTATAATTCAAACGATATTGGATAGATGTGAGAACGACAATACATCTCCTGATATCCATGACATGGAGATAATAAAAATAAATCTATGTAGAATAATTCAGACTCGTTACGGATTAACTCAGTTATGGTTCATTCCGTTGATAGAAAGAATACAGAATGCTTGTTGTAAACATCACAATGACGTTGATATGTTATGGGAAGATTTTGTTAAAAAAAATGACTGAATAGGAGGGATAAATATGGATGAGAACGAAAGGAAGAAGGGTATGAACCAAGGAATATGGCTGGCAGTTCAGGAGCTAGCCCACGCCGGGCGATGGACGCAGGCCGCAGAGGAGCTGGTGTCTTCTTGTGGATTGACCGAGGATGAATGTAGGAGGCTACAAGAAGAAAGTGGATCATTCAATGATGAGATGCTTGAGTTTATTGACATAATATTTGGGCATAAAGATATGATAAGTAAAGAAAATACTATACATATAAATATTAAGCATCATGAAGTAGGGGGAAATCTTTAACTATAGAGCGGGTATGTCTGAAATGACACTGAAAGTAGTTAAGGCGAATGATGAATGTTCGGGATGTGTTTTTAAAAATAGTTTGTATAATTGTACAAGATCAAATTGCATGGAATATGAAAGAGAGGATGGGGAAAGTATTAAATACATAATAGTTAATACAAATGAATGGAGAAAATATAATACCCAAGATAACGGATAAGCGTGGGATGTCATGGAATCAACCTCATAGGAGGTACATAGAAATCGATGAAGAGTATGCCTTAATGACCAAACAAACCTTTGAGGGTCTTAGGGAATATTCATTGACAATTCCATCAGGGGAATATGAAGGGAAGATGTGGAAGGCTAATAGAGGAGGTACATGGTATCTATATTGGTATGATCATGACGATAATCCGGAGATGATCAAAATAGAACGAAGAGAAATATTGTTACTTAATTAATACAAAATAATATGAGAGATAGAGTGCAAGAGGCTAAGGAAGAAGGCATAAGACAAGGAATATGGTTATGCATACAAAGATTGGTACATATGGAGCAATACGATATGGCAAAACATTTTATAAGGTCATTTGGATTTGATAGAAATGAGTGTGAGATGCTATTGGACAAGAATGGTTCGGATGATAAAATGGAATCATTTATTATTCAGATGGTATTTAATAAAGACGATAAGATAATCTTGGATGATATAGGATATCATAAGATAGGATCTATATTTAAATACAATATCGATTCGAAAGAAGTAGAACTGGAGGTGGTTGAATCCAGTGACGCTAGTTGTGAAGGATGCGCATTTAATAATAGTAAGAATTATTACTGTAAGGATACCCATTGTATTGATGTAGATAGGAAAGATGATATAGACGTTATATATAAAAAGGTAAAAAGATCATGAGTTTAATAGATAAATTAGAGGATTTGGTGGCTAAGGTAGACACCGAATACCAAGAGAAGATGGAGGCAGTGATCCGGAAGATAGTCCCGGGGATGCCGGAAGGGAATGTACGTCATGCCGCCGAGCTGATGTGCACGGACAGGATGGGGAATATGATGGACATAGATGTTTATATATTAAGGGAAGAAGATAGGCCTTATGAATGCCATTATCTAAAGGATCTATTGGAAGATAGGGTAGCTAGAATAGATAAGATGCATGAGGATAAAAGTTACACATACAATATAGATGATAATTATTGGTGCGCTACATGTGGTTCCCATTCTCATAAAAAGGATTCTGAGACAGGGTATTGCTGGCATTGCGATACGGTTAATTGGGTTAAAGAAGATGGAGCAGATGTTAGGGTATAATTACCAAAGAATAAATATGAATGATAGGAGGAAGGATAGTATTAACTATTAATAATGTTTATTTAATTTAATTCAAAAACAAAATGTCTACTTTTGTAGACACATAAAAATTACACATATGAAAAAGAGTAAATTTGTAAAGGAGTTAGAGAAGATCATCGATATGGTTAAGATCGAAGATGATGGTTTCGAGTATGGTGGTAAAGTCATCTTCTATAAAGAAGATGATGATAACTATGAAATCACGGTAAAGAACATTGAGATGAATTTGGAAGTAGAAGCCAATGTTATGGCTGGTATGGATGATATGGATTTTACCTGCCTTATGAGTGAGGTTTATAAACAAAAGGCGGCAAAGGCTATAATGATGGAGAAGGATGACGATGAAGACAATTAATGAGATGACCGATCAGGAGATATATGATCTTACTGACGAGCAGATAGATAGATTGATCATAACAAGATGCGCTAAGGAGGGTGTTAGGTTTGTGGACGAACCTCCAGTTATGAAGACATACGACTACAAACCTATTTCTCCATCTAATTTCTTCTACCTTTTAGAAGGATTGAGCATAGCTGTTTTTAATCAGGATGATGCTATTAAAATAGCTAAGTTCTTAAGTAAGTTTGATTTATACAAGACTACATACGATTTCACTATATCCAATGATAAGATATATAATAAGTTGGATATAATCAATATCAAACATATTCCAATGTTTGATACGAAAGATGAGGAATCCTACAAATCTATAAAGGACAAGAATAATAAGATTGAGGAGGAGTATAAAGATCAGGTAGATAAATACAAGAAGGATATAAAAAGAATGAGTGAAATCCATGCCGAGATCTGGTCGAAGGTAATCGATGTAAGAAATAAGATTGATCATATGAATCATCTTAGATTCCTTTTTGTAAAGGAATATCTTCCGTTGGTGGATCATGATACGAATACGGCTATGACGTTTTTTAAGAAAGCTTATGACGTGGATGATGATACGGAAAGATATATTCGTGAAGGGATAAAGGATTACCCATTGTTTAACAACAACATAGATTAATAAGATGCACAATTGGTTTAAATGTACGGTTTCTTATGAGACCGATGCCGAGAATGGCATGAAGAAGAAGGTTAAGGAAGAATATTTAGTAGATGCTCTTTCTTATACCGAGTGTGAAGCTAGAATCATAGAGGAGATGAAACCGTTTATCTCCGGTGAGTTTAGTGTTGATATCAAACGATTCCGGATAGCGGAATTATTCGCCATGGATGGAGACCGGTTCTATAAGGTCACGGCTGATTATATTACGATAGACGAGAAATCGGGGAATGAGAAACGCAAGGCGTTTAACTACATCGTTCGGGCCAATGACCTTGATCATGCCAAAAAGAATTTCGAGGAAGGCATGAAAGGAACCATCTCAGATTTCGTTGTCACTTGTATCAAGGAAGAGAAGAAACTGATGGACTTTTACGAGTTTGATGGTAAGATCAGGAATCCGGAGAAACATGAGAATAGTAAGCAATAAAGCTAGCTATGAGACCACATCATCCGTCGCCGAGAAGTTGATGGAGATAAGCAAGATGGAGGGTACGATTTATCGTATCCTCACATTGTCTAACAAAACTTATCTAGCTTCTAAATTAGGATATAGCAGATCGGGGTTCTATAAGAAGATACAAAACAGGAATTTTAATATCCGGGAACTAGCTCAGATATTCGACACGATCATCAATTTCAAGGAACAGGATTGGGCGGAGAGTAAGATAGATAGGCTTAAAAGATATAGGGCCATAAGCCTTATGGAGTTCAATAAGAATTATAAACGAAAGAAAGCATGAGAGGTAGGATGTTGCCGTGTGAGAGATGCGGGAGGATGGTAGCTGTCAGAAGCAAAGGGTTATGCCAAGTATGCAGGGCCAAGGAGCTACCGCCAAAGGGAAGGACGGCGATACGGGCGAAGGCCAAGCCCAGGGGTAGGAGCCTAGCCGTGTTCTTTGGCGCCCATGTGACTAGATTGAGTATGACAAGGAGATCTGCTACCGGCGCATATATACCATGTCCTGGGGTAAGTAACATCTGTCACTTATACCCTAAACGGAAATATAAATCGGTCGCCGAGGATAATGATAACATTATCTACTTGACGGCTGATGAGCATACAAGATTCGATTATCTATTAGATACGATGGATTTTAGCCGGCTCTTGGATGAGTTTGGTAACGTATGGCTGTTGGCGGCCAGAAGGATGAGGGATCTCGCACCTAGAGTCGAGGAGGATGGTAAATTAAAAACCAGATTATTATCATGGATAGAAGAAAACAAAGATTACTTTTAGGCCTAGGATATAAGGCTATAAGTGACACGATATATAGTTATGGGACGATCATGGAGGTCATAAGCGATCAAGAACTGTTTGATGACATGAGAGTCCGTTTATCCGAGAGACACAATGTGGTTATCGAGGATAATGGAGAGATAGGAGGATCGGGTTTAGGCAAGATAAAGGACGTGTGTCCATCATACTACTGGAGATCATCACTTCCAATATTAAGAGCATATCATACAGATCCTAAATTTACCGCATTCTTTGGCATATTAGACGTTTTATCAACGGTTCCGAAGGAAGATATCTATGAGGAAGAAAAGCCTGTTGACGAGCCTAAAAAAGAACCTGATGAGGAGATAGAAATTGAGTATGATCTGGAGACTGAGCAACAGTATTATGCCGCTGAATGGATCAAGGATATCCCGACACCAGTCTTATACAGAATGACCGTGGCTGGCAAGCGTGTTTATTATGAAATGGGAGCTGATGGATACCCTATCATATATGATGGGGCTACCAATAATATTGCGAATGGGTATTGTGATACTTCCGGGGCATTAGAAAAATGGAAAAATGAGATGAGACTCAAGGGTAAGGACCCAGACGAGTATGCCAACTACCGGGCTGACTTAGGAACTATCATGCATTATCTGTTTGGGTTATATCTGACGGGAGTTAAGATAAAACTGATTCCAACATGGATAAGAAAAGCTGTTAAGGAAGCTAAGTTGAGAATAGACAAGTATAGGATGGAGCGGATATTAGTGGATAACATTGATGAGCTAATAGAGGATCTAATATCATTTGCCATATTCTGCAAGGAAAGACATGTAAAACCTGTATTGATCGAGAAGATGTTGAGGTCAAGCAGGTTAAAGGTAGCTTCTTCGGTGGACGCCGTGGTGGAGATGGACAGCGAGCCGGAGACAGTGGAGATAGAGGTCGAGACAGGAGAGTTCTATAAGACTGGAGCCAAGAAGGGTCAACCTAAGACAGAGAAAAAGAAGATAAAGAGATGCAGGAGGATATTCGCTATATTGGACTTCAAATCAAACAGGAAAGGCAATTTCTATGACGAGTACGCTTTCCAGCTTGAGCTATATAGAAGAATGATACTGGAGAACTACGGAAAGATATTGGAGATAGAGGAGATATATAACTTCGCTCCGGGTGATCCTACCGCTAAGACAAGTCAATATAAGTTGAAGAGACAAACCGATAATCCTATACTTAATATGGCTACGGTTGTATATCTTCAAGGTAAGTATAAGTTTGAGAAAACCAATTATACGGTTACGTCAAGGATCGGATCTTTAGATATAGAGGGTGATTTTGAGTTGAATGGTTTGATAAGAAAAGAGTCGCTGAGAGATTATATATATAGAGTGATGAGTGAGAGGAGAGGATAATGGAATTCAGGGAGTTTGACAAGAGCGTACATCGGTATGAGTTGGATCATAGCAAGCCAAGGAGGAAGATGACGTGCCCGCAATGCGGCAAGGATAAGTGTTTTACGCCGTACGTGGACGTAACCACCGGTCAGATCGTTGGAGAGCAGTTTGGGGTGTGTGATCATAAAAATAAATGTGGTTACTTTAAATATCCAACAGGGAGCGAACTTGGGAACAATGATCTTTTTACCGATTTAAACAAAGTATTAAGGAGGTATAGGCCTCCCGTAGACCCGGATATAGCCAACTGCATTCCGGTAAGCAAGATGTTTGAGACGCTTAATCCTTTCGAGACATCTGATCTTCAGGATTATCTATCCAGTATATTCGGATCATATCATACCAATAGAGCGTTCAGCTTATATAAGATCGGGATGATGAGATTCGGGGATTGGGGTAAATGCTGCGTGTTCTGGCAACTTGATAAAAGTTGGGTGATAAGGACCGGGAAGATAATGGATTACGGACCAGATGGTAAGAGGGTAAAGGTTCCCATGGATCATGTATGCTGGGTTCACATCATCGACGGTCAAGATTATTTATTAAGGCAATGCCTGTTCGGTGAGTTTCTTATCAACTTCTATCCTAAGGAGGCCCCGGTATATATAGTTGAGTCGGAGAAGACGGCGGTCATCTGTAATATCGTATATCCAGATAGGCTTTTCATGGCATGCGGAGGTATCCATATGTTGAAAAGGGAGATGATAGAGGCATTGGGACGTAGGAGAATAGTCCTATATCCTGACAAAGGATCGGCGTTTAACGAGTGGAAGAAGAAGGTGGATAGGGATATGAGGGGGATGAATATCGAGATAAGTGATTTTCTAGAATCAAAACCCAATATAGATGAGGGGATGGATATAGCTGATTATTTTATCATTAAACAAAACAATAATAACAATGGCAAAAGTAGTTGATAATTACAAGGGATTCAAGGTGCTTGAAATAACAAGACAGGAGATGATGGATAAGTTTACCAGATATGGGTGCTTAGGTATTTGCGATATGTGTAACAGACCTACGTCCGTGGGCTATTACGTGGCGGTAATCAATCAATGGATGTGCAAGGACTGTTACAATGATTTTATTAAATCAATTAACAGGTATGAGGAGGATATGGAAATAGAAAGCAGGAATTTCAATAGATATTGCAGCTTATTTAATGTTGAAATAAAGGAAACAGAATGAAAGAACTATCTTTGGCTCAAAAAGCTATGTTAAACGGATCCGTATGCCCGTACTGCAAGATCCCATCCACTATGATAAATACGGTAGAGGGGAAGCAAGTTGGGTGCGAGAAGTGTGGGGCTTGGATGAGATCCGATCCTTTCGGGAAGCCGATGGGGAGGCTGGCTAAGCCGGATCTTCTTAGGAGTATGGATATGGTAATGACTGAGATTAATATATTTGCGTATAGGACAAAACGGGATGTGCAGGATATTTACAAAAGCCTATCTGGTGAATTGGATATACCAATAGAACATGTATCCTCATATAAGATGTCTTTGCCATCACTACTTAATACCATGAGATATATTGAAAAGTATGGCGATAATCATATACGGATATATGATAGAACCATGGTAAAGAAGGCTTGCCCTAGGCACGGAGCGGTGGCGATCGGGAGCAACGCCTGCCACGGATGTCCGGAGTTTCTGTTCCATGTGGTAAACGGCACGACCGATACGGTGGTGTGTGATATGGATATGAGTTATGGAGACTATATAAAGGAAGATAAATAAATTTGATAGATAATATTAATTGTATAAAAGATGAAAGTAATTTTTATTCATAAGCCTACTGGATATTATGTAGGAGGATCAGTATTTAACAAGACATGTGGTTTTTACAAATGTAGGGATAAGATGATAGAAAAAGGCATAAGCGAGGATAAGGCTAATATGCTGATTGATATAATAGGTCCACACGTATGTGTGTGGGAGATAAAGGATGGAGACGATCCTTATGAGAGCATGAGAGATAGACTCGGGGATAAAGCCTCGTATCTGGATGGAGAGGATATTATCGTAGAGAATTATGATTATGATGAGGAGGACGAAGAGGATGGGGAAATCGACTGAATATTATAGGACACATCCGGAAGCCAGAAAGAAGAAGGCTGAGACGGACAAGAAGATTAATGCTCGTCCCGAGCAGAAAGCCAAGAGACGGGAGTTGGGTCGTAAGAATTACAAGACCGATAAGCTGAAGGGTAAGGCTTATCGGAAGGGGAAGGATCTATGCCATACGGCTAAGGGATTAAGATATAAATCAAGATCAGCTAACAGAGGATCTAAATCCGATACGGCTGGCGATAGAAACGCACGAGGATGAACGATAATAGGATATGGAAGACGTCCAAGGAAATTATCATGGACGCCTATGAGAGGATAATGAAATATCAGTCGGGAGAACTTCTCCCGGCTCGTACTGGATACCCTTATCTAGACAAAGCTTTGCTGGGGGGATTTTACCCTCAACATGCGATAGCCATAGGAGCTAGACCAGGGGTTGGAAAATCCTATTTGGCGCAAAAGATCATGAACAATGTGATGAATGTCAACATCAATCCACAGGCAGATGATTATGTATGGTTAAGATGTGAGTTCGAGATGAATCCGGAAGACTTGGTATTACGTTCACTATCAAAAAAAATGAACAAAGACATAGAAGATATCCTCCTTCGTAAAATGAATGAAGAGGAGATGCTAGAAATGCAAAAATGTCTTAAACAAGAAAATTCAAACAGAATAACGTATATACCCATACCTACAACAGTTGATGAGTTTAAAGATTTTCTATGGAATGTATATATGCCGGCGAATAAGGATAAGAAAATTGTATTTGTATCCATAGACCATACAGCTCTTATACAAGGTTCGGGTGATGCCAAGAGGAATATAGATAGTTTGATGAATATGTGTAATATAGCCAAAAGAACGTTCCCAAACATCTTCTTCCTTATCGTATCGCAACTCAATCGAGAGATAGAAGGCAGGCGTGATCCGAAGGATCATATGCCAAGGCAGTCTGATTTCTATCAGTCTGACTCATTGGGGCAGCTATGTACGGCTATGGTAGTGTTGAATATCCCAAGGAGATACGGGTACTCCTCATACATGCAATTTCCGCAAGGATGGTATCCTAATCTGGAACGTTTCAAGAGCGAGTCAAGACGATCCTTCCGTGTGGATGGATTATTGTTCCATCATATCGTAAAGGTCCGTCAAAGATCATTGGAGGAGATTGACGCTATACATGTAGATATCATGAAAGGATATGAGCGATATTATCCTGATGGAGGGGTGGTGCGCCAAGAAAGACCGGGAGGCTCGGATGCCCCTGTGGGTAGCGGCAAGCCGGACACGACCGTGGTGACGCTGCCGCCCCCACCTCCAGGTGTTCCATTGGAGCAACAATATATACCGCCCAGTGATGATTTCAATGTAGTACATGACGAAACACCTTATTGATATGAGATTGAGATATAATTACTTGCTTGTAGTGATAAAGGTGCTGGAAATGTTCTTGAAGACCGTATTGTCGGTTGAGGATAAGATGGGGATAAAGGAAATTATATCCTCGTTAAAGGAAATGGCTAAATACAGCATCAGATATATCATAAACCGGGAACGGGAAAAGGAGATCATGAGTATCTGTGATGAGGTATCCAATAAAGTACAGGAGTATAAAAGGATAAATGACAACTCAATGATATTGGAATTGGAGAACCTAAAAAGGGAAGTTGTAGCGGTGGAGGATCTTCTTAGCTCATACAAGGGGGTTCTTGACGCCGAACTGGTGATAGCCGAGGATGATATCAGAATCATACGGGACAAGATCGCTATAAGCCTGAGGGAGGACGGAACATGTAAGAGCATGACTGATGCTGATAAAAGGGCTAGGGTGGACGTAAGATACGAGAGGGCGTTAGAGGATTATCGAATCCTTCTAAGATGCGCCAATACGGTTAGGGCTAAGATGTCGGTTGTAGGGCATCTTAACCAATCTATAAATCAATCTATATCAGTTGGTAGAGTTGGTATGGCTAATGAATCTTATACGGTAAAACAGTATGAAAAAGGGAAAGAGATTATCGAAAGCAGACGCCCTTAGGGTGTTGAGAAGGGCTTACAATCTAATAAAGAATGATAATTATGTATTTATGTGCAAAGCAATAGAAAAGGCAGCGGTTGAATTATCACTTGCTGAAAGATCATGTGTGGCGTGTTATCTTATACCAGAACTGAAGATGTTCAAACCTGTAAACAGAAAAAATGGAGATTTTTGGTTTCATTCATCAAAGAAAAACATAAGGTTACATATAATAGATACGCTAATAGATATATATAACGGAAATGATCATCCCGATATAGTCGAGAGGGTAGCCAGAAAGATAAGGTCAATATTTTAACTCATTAGCTTATGTATATAAATTTTGAACAGATGATGACATCAGGATTAACGATGTCTGATGTCGGGTATCTTTTGATGATCCGGCAGAAAGAGGAGATGGCTAGCGTCATTCCAAAGGAGAAAATAGATAGTTATAAAGCATCTGGTTATATCGAGCTTCAGAAGAATGGGAAGTTGAAGATAACGCCAAGGGGAGGGTCGCTGCTGATGCTGATAGAGACACCCGGCCTGACACCGGAGGTCGAGGGGATCCGGGACCGTATCGTTGGGGTATATAACGATATGGGTAAGGATACAGGAGCTATCAAGGAGGTAGAGAAACGGCTCGTATGGTTCGTGGCTAATACCAACTTCAAGGAAGAACCTATAGTAAGAGCCGTAATATCCCACATAGATCTTAAACGTGAGTATACGATGAGATTGGATAACTTGATCTGGAAACCATCAAATGTGTATAGCGTGCATATGAGTTTATCGGAATCAACGTTATTCGATACGATCATAAAAATGTATGGCATGACGTCTGACTTGTATCTTAGGGAGAACAAGAACAAGGAGCTGGCATGGTTGTTCGCCATAAGCCGGCTTCCGGATCCCCCAAAGAGAATGGATAAGGAATGCGCTATCACAGGCGATGTTAAGATGGATATCGAAAGGATATCGGATATAAAAAAAGAATTAGGTAGAAGATTGAAAATGTTAATTTAGCATGGAAAGAAAAGAAATTGAAAAAGTAGTCAAGGAAGTGATCTTTGAGAAGATGGGTGAATTTACGGGTTTTAATCATGCTGCAGAGATCGATAACGAGGATGGGCTAGCGACTGACATGGCTATGGATTCCTTTGACTACGCAGAGGTGGTGATGGAAATAGAGAAAAGGATGGGTATATCTATACCTGATGAGACACTAAACATCAAACCTTATACTAAACTTACGGTAGGGGAATTTATGGATATATTATATAATTATCTAAATAATCATGGAGAGAGAGATAAAATATTGAAACTAGCCAGAAAAGAGATATTTGAAAAAATGCATAAGTTCAATTACATTAATAATATAGAGGTAATTGATGATGTAAAAGAAGATAGTAATTTATCATCTGATCTGGCTATGGATCCATTTGATTTATTAGAGGTGTTGATGGATATTGAAGAGAAGATTGGTATAAGGATATCGGATGATGTCTTCGGTGATAAACCTGTTGATGAACTAACTGTAGGGATTTTTGCGGATATGTTGTATGATTGGTTTAAGAGTAAGTGATGGACTTTGGATATGATGATTGGGAAGAGGGGTTAGAAACCCCTCTTGTCGATGATTGTGATGACGATCATGAGGAGGAAGAATATGATTTCAATTAAGGAGTTAAGGCCGGGCAATCTTGTAAAAGACAAAGCTGGCGATATATGGAGAGTAGGGTGCGTTACTGGTATGCGTAATGAAAGTAAGTCATTGATCCTTGAACGTGAGATTGATGATGGGATAATGAAATGGCATTCAGGGGAAGATGATATCATGCCTATTGAGATAGACGATAACCTTCTTGACGCTATCGGTTTCAAGAGTGACAAGAATAGGGACGTATATCGTGGACACGGGATGACCATGGAGGTTTTTGGCGACGAGTATTATCTCGGACTTAGGGATATGGAGGATGACCTGGGCGAGCCTATCCAGATAAGGTATTTGCATAACCTACAGAATATTTCGATGGATTTATATGAGCGTGACATAAATGCGGAGAGGCTTTATGATCGTTCCGGAGAATAACTTGCTATGTAAGACCATAGGCGGTGAGAAGGTGCTTGCCGCATCCTACTCACAGATAGACACGTTTGTCCAATGTCCGTATAAGTGGTATAAGACTTACGTGGAGGGTCACAGATCCACGGAGAAGCACGAGGCTACGTCATATGGTACGGTTATCCACCAGACAATGGAGTATTTCTTCAAGAACGGATGTAGACCTTCTTATGAGGATATGAGTAAGGCTTTCAATTACTATGCGGATATAGAGAAGATTCCTTTTGATAGCGTAAAATCCCAGATCGAGTCTATGCAACATGCGGCTAGGTTAATAAGATGGATTGTGGGGTTGTTTGAGAAGGATGCCGCTGGCAATTATAAGAAGACGTGGTCCGATCTTACGCCAATGGAGAAGGTGATCCGGGGGTCGAGACCGGCCGGCGTGGAGGAGGGCTTCGTCCTGCCCTATAAGCTGCCCAAGCCCCTTACCTTGGATGGCGTGACGTACGATAAGGTACATATCATAGGATCGGTGGACTGGCGTGGAGAGTATAAGACAAAAGACAGGATAGCTATGTATACGATAGACTGGAAGTCCGGGAGAAAGTTATTCGATGAGGATAAGCTGCTTCACAATCTCCAGCATCCGATATACGCCTTTTACATACTCAGAAAATATAAGGTATTGCCGGATATGTGCAGCTATTTCTTTACCCGCATGCTGGACAATCAGAACGTGAAGGTAGATAAGGAGAAAGTAGAGAGATCGGTCAAGGAACTTAACGATATTCTCCTTGACATGTATGATTTCGAGACAAATAAAATAGATAGCTATCGAGCTCACGTTTGGGACGACGCCAAACAGGGGTATAAGTACGAGAAGCGCTACCTCATGGGACGCCAGCCGGCCTGCCTTGAACCCCGCCCCAAGCCCTTGTGTTTTTGGTGCGATTTCTCGATCCACAAACAAAACACATGTAGGTATTCATCGGATTGGGATGAGTCAAAAAGAAAGAATAAAAAAGATTAACTTTATTAAAAAGCCTAGGTAAATATCTAGGCTTTAATTATATTTGTGTCAATAAATAAATGATTATGGATAAAAACGAAAGAGAAAGACAGGTATTGGATCTTCTGATGTCTAGAAAGGATATCAGGAAATTGGTAGAGAAATCAAATGAATGTTATTCTAAAATGGATTTCGTTGGTGCCATGAAATGCCGGCAGGAGATAAAGGATATCGTAGACCGGGAATCGAAGATCATGTTGACAAAAAGCGAGTCTTTGGTGAGTTTGATGAACAACGCTGATAATGAATATAAATTCAATATGTTGGTATGGCTACATTCCATGATGTGTATGGCGGATGTATTTAACGGGATATTGGAGGATTTCAAGGATGGGGTAAGAAAAGCCAATGGCAACTCCAAGTTCGTTAAGTTCGATAATATGGATCGGTTAATGGCAGAATGTAAGAAGGAGATTGATTACCTAATGAAAGGTACAAGTAAATCGTTTCAGATATCTTTCGCCGTAAGAAGCGATGAGTTAAGGGAGATGATAGAGAATATGGTTGGAGACAATATCCGAGAAGGGTATGACATATTCAAGGAAGAGGCTAAGATGACCAAAGAGACGGACAGGAGCAAGATAGAGGAATTTAATAAAAGGCTGGACCATGAGTAAATTTGATGTAAAGATAGGTGATATAGTTCATACCCAGATAGGGATAGGAGAGGTGATAGCCATAAGCAAGACCAAAGAGACTTTGATGGTAAAAATGGACGATGGCCGGGAATGTGCGATAAGACTAGAGTACGTGAAAGACGTTTTTGATAACTACAGAGATGACATATAAATTAAGGCCATATCAAGAGGAGTGTGTTAGAAGTATCTCCGATTACATAAACTCTGATAGACATGATCCGGTATTGATCGTAGGTCCTGTAGGTTGCGGTAAGTCACTTCTGATAGCAGAAGCGGCTAGATTGATGGGAGATAAGACGCTGATTTTACAACCATCAAAAGAATTGCTGCAACAGAACCACGACAAAATAACGTCGTATGGCATACCGGCTACCATCTACTCCGCTTCCTGTGGCAAGAAAGAGCTATCTAACATGATATATGCCACGTTAGGATCTATCAAGAAAGTTGTTGGTCAGCTTAAGGAGATGGGAATCAGAAACGTATTGATAGATGAGGCTCATGCCGGATACAGTCCTGAGGATGGCAGTGAGTTCATGACATTCATGAATGAGCTGAAGCCGAGAAAGGTGATAGGGTTTACAGCCACGCCATGTAGACTTAAAAACATGTCGATAGGACAGACATCATATTCCCAACTTAATTTCATCACTCGTATGAGACCGGTATATTTCAAGAACCTGATTCACGTGATACAGGTAGAGGAGATGATAAGACAAGGATTTTGGACGCCTCTTAAGTATGAGACATGGGATTTCAATGGAGATGCCCTTAAACTTAATTCTAACGGCTCTGAATATACGGCTGAGTCTATTAGTGAGGCGGTGAGAAAAAATGGCTTAAACAACCTTATTTTGCGTCGATTGATGGTATTAAAAGACATATGTAGATCTATACTGGTATTTATGGATTCTGTTGAGAGCTGTAATACTGCCGCCGAATGGATGAACGCCAAGATATGCGCTGGCATGGCGGAGGTAGTTCACGGAGGCACGCCAAAGAAACAGCGGGAGGCTATAGTCGAGAGATTCAAGTCAGGTGGGACGAGGGTAGTGTTCAACTATTCCGCCCTCGGTACAGGATTCGATCATCCGGGTCTGGATTGCGTGATGTTTGGAAGACCCACGTTTTCTTTTTCCACATGGTATCAGGCGTGTCTTGATATGGAAACAGAGATATTAACAGAAAGAGGGTTTTTAAAATATCATGAAATATCAAAAGATGATATTGTGGCATCATATGATAATGGTGATATATATTGGGTAAACATTGAAGATATTGTATATAGGGATGTTTATGATGGTGAAAGGTTTGTAACATTTAATAGTCGTCATGCAAATTTAAGGGTAACAGAAGATCATGATCTTCTAGTGAAAAATAAATGGGATAAACAAAATGGGTATCCATACAAAAAAGAGGAAGCGATAAAGTCTTATCAAAGAGGAACATCTTTCTATATACCAGTAGCTGGAGTTGACAGAAAAAGAGATTATCCTTTTTTGAGAAATTGCGATATAAAATTTCTTGGTTATTTCTTAAGTGATGGTAATTTAAGTAAGTATAATAATTCTATCACAATAGCCCAGTCTCTTGTACACCCGGATATAATTGATGACATAGAAAATACAATCAAGGAATGCGGAATGAAATATAATAAGATAAGGCTTAAAAGGAAAGGGGAATTAGCTAATTATGAAGATATGATTCATTTTAAAATATCAAAAGGAATGCCTATAAAAGATCAAAAAGATAAACATGGATGGGAATATCTTGGAGATTTTATAGATAAAAATTGCGGTAGTATATACGATCATTTAAGCGAAAGACAGTTTGATATATTGTTAGATGCTATAGATAAAGGAGATGGTCTAAAGAAGAAAGACATGGGTAGTTATAAAAGAAGAGGGTATACAATATGTCTTAAAAACAATAAAATATATGCAGACAGAATACAACAACTAGCTGTTACAAGAGGATATAGATGTTGTGTTCATAAGGAGATAACAAAGACAGGATTTGTTTATAGAGGATATTTCAAAAAACAAAATTACATATGTATAGATGGTCAAAATGCTAAAGATCAAGAAAAAGTAGGTAAATATATATATAGTAGAGCCAAGATGAAAATAGATATTCCCAATGAGAATGAGAAAGTATGGTGCGTCAGGAATAGAATAGGTACAATAATTATTCGAAGAAGAGGGGACGTAGCTATAGTTGGTAATTGTGGCAGGGCGGTTAGGATAAAGGACGGTAAGGATAGCGCATTGGTCGTTGATTGTTGTAACAACTCGTCAAGGTTCGGAGATATAAGGGAGCTTAGTATAGAGAACTACAAGGGATATGGATGGGGAATGTTTGTCAATGACAACCTAATCACCAATATCCCGATGGGGGATAAGGTAACGAAAACGGATCTGGATATCAAAGCCGCCAAAAAAGACCGAAGGAGAGGGCTGGCGCAGGGCGTAACCGCAGCTCCTATCCCGGGTAGACCGCCCCATCCTCTTGGTTCTACGGTAATGGCATTTGGAAAGTATAGTGGGTGGATGTTACATTCGATCCCAGTATCGTACTTCAAATTCATAAACGAGACATTTGACTGGGATAATGATAGGAATAAGGAGATAAAAGAATACATAGATTTTTTAATTAAAAACAATAGATTATGACAGGATGTATATATCATGAGGCTGATCTTGACGGAGTAATGTCAGCGGCTATAGTAAAAAAGTATTTCAAAGGGAACATTGATCTTCTTCCTTACAATTACGGCAAGGAAATACCTAACGTGAATAAATATGATAAGGTATTTGTAGTTGACGTGTCATTTGGAAACAGAACAAGATTCCTTTTCGATGAGTGGAAGGATAAAGGTACAGATGTCATATGGATAGACCATCATAAGACAGCCATAGACGATATGAGGGATTACGAGGTAAAGGGCAAGAGGCGTATAGGGACGGCGACCTGTGAGCTTACGTGGGAATATCTTTTCGATGACATCAAAACTCCTAATGTGGTAGAATTATTGAGTGCTTATGATGTATGGGATCACGACCGGTTCGAGTGGAGTGACGTTCTTTCATTCCAATATGGGATGAGAGGATATTGTGGTCTTGACGTGGATATGGCGGCAAAGGTCATGGATGGCGATCATGACTTCATATATGACATGATAAGGAACGGGGAGGCGATACTGGAGTATATCGTTGAGAAAAACAGAGGAGAGATGAAGATGTTCTCATTCGAGGCAGATATATTTGGATACAAGTCGATATGTATGAATACTACGGAGTTTAACTCCACCACATTCGAGTCTATGTACGATCCTAGAAAACATGATTTGATGATGCCATTTTGCTGGAACGGCAGATTCTTCAGATGCTCGTTCTATACCACCAAGGAGGAGGTGGATGTCTCGGCGCTGGCACGCAAGGCCAACCCCGGTGGAGGAGGCCATAAGGCGGCTGCCGGCTTCCAGCTTAGCGTGGAGGATATGATGGAGTTCTTAAAAAGTAAGGAGATGTGATATGATATGGATATTGTTTATTGTGGCGATAATCATATTATCCATAATTGTAATGATGAAGGGTTGGAATAAACTACATTGCAGCATGTTCTACGAGGGACTAATTATGGCGACACCAGAATGCAGGGATCTTAGCGAATTTTATTAATCTAAAACATGAAAATATGACATGGTATGATACTTACGAGGAAATAAAGACCAAATATCCGGATACTGTTTTTGAGGAATATTGGTTAACGAAAGATGATGCTGGTAAACTAAAGAGATATGAACCGATTAAAAAGGGATGGGTTACAATTGAAAATAATCCTGATACAAGCGGTTTTATTATATCTAGTGACAAATGTGTTATCAATGGCTTTAAAGCAGAAAAGAATGATGGGGATGAGCGAAGCATATTGCTGCATATTGGAATACTGTCTCCTTTTAATGATGATCCAGTAATAATAATAAAACAAGAAGGAATTTAAGATGAAAGAAGAATTTAACAAATACGACAAGGTCGTTTATGATGGTGAGGTATTTGAGATACTTGAGACCGCAGACAATACGGGGATGATGAAAATAGAACCGTTATTTGATGAGACATATAAATCCATTTGGGTTGATGAGGAGATGGTTGTCTCGTTAAACAGGGCTATCAAGTTAAGGCTTATTGATGATGAGACGGCAGATGAGGCGATGAATTTCGGGAAGCCAAAAATAGGAGATGCGGTGGTGGAAAGCGGGCCGCTCGTAGGGAAAGACGGCAGCGGCAAGGATGACCGGGCCGACGGCAAACTCCGGTGGGATCTCCTTCCTTTGGCTGAGATAGAGGACATCGTGAGGGTATATACGGAAGGTGCCAAGAAGTATGCTGATAACTCATGGCAAGATATACCTGATGGGTTCAATCGTTATCTAGGTGCACTCATGAGACACTTGGTCGCTTATACGAAAGGGGAGAGATATGATAAGGATGGGTTCATGCATCTATCCGCCGTATGCTGGAACGCTATAGCATTATTATATTACGATAAACATAACAAAGGGCTTATAGAATGGAAGAGTCAGGAGAAAGAGTAGTAGATGAGAGATTAAGAGCTATCAATAAAAAAACCGGTAAATACGTTGATTTAATCAAGCGCACTATTTATGATGATACTCCATTTCCGATAGTTAAGTATCTCAATTATAGTTATGATGAATTGAATTATGATTATGTAAGGTATCTGAATTTTGATATAGACATAAATTGGGAGCAGCGCAGATATCAAATCGTGAAAGATTTATTATCTAACGATTTTGATGGAAGGAAAATAGGTATGGATGAGATAGATAACGCTATATTTACAGCGGATTTAATTATTAATAGATTAAAAACTGTTTAAAATGGTAAGAATCGATTTTTTCACGAAGAAAGACGCTGAGTACAGCGATTACATGCGATATATTATCGCCAACACGTTACAGGAGTATGAGGGTGAGGTTACGTTGAACCAGATCCCGGAGAACAAGGCTACGGAGGAGGAGATATCCAAATACGGTATTGAGGTATACCCTACTATCATCATCAGTGGAGATAATATGGATGGCTTTAACAAACTTGAGGGGATGGTTAGAAAGGCTGATCTTATTAACGTCATGTCGTTATACGACAAGAAATAGGCTTATGACGATAATGGACAAATATTTTGGCTGGAAAGATATATTCTTTGACAGGTTCGTGCATTGCTGTAATGAAAAAAGCGACCAACCACAAGGGAGTAATATACCTCTAGCCAAAATAAATTTCGATAACAAGACAGGATATGTAGAGGACGGGACTATTAACATAGCCGAGCTTCTTCAATATCTTTGGATAAATAATAAGGTCTATAGGTGTGAATATGCACCCATAGATATATCCTCTGTCTTGCAAACATTGATCAGATTGACCGAGAACGCTAAGCATATGTTTGAGGATCAACCAGGTGTATATGACATGATCCCATATAGAGGTTTTTTTCTTAGAGATGATTTTTCATCCGGGAAAGATTATTCACTTGATTTGGATAAAATAGTGAGCGGTATGGGAGGATGGTATGGGGAGGATGAGGATCCATGCTACTCGATGTTCGTCAGTCAAGACCAGATATGGAACTTGAACCCGATATTGAAGGTATTAGCTGATGAGGGATCTATTCTAGCCAAGGAACTTGGGTATGATATGAACTCATATGTCAGCGATAATGGATACACGATATACAACCCCTACCTCTCGTGGATTAATCATTACTATCATTATTGCCCGACATTTAATGAGGATAAGCTGAAACCTTGGGATAGGGTGGAAGATAGAAAGAATAAATTCAAGATGACGGATAAGGTCAAGAGAGGCGCCAATAATTGGTATTATTCAGGCGGGACTATATCTTGTGTGGATAATTTCTTGGGGAAAGAATACAGGAAAAATCTCCGAACCTTCATATATCGTGGAATAGTATTCTTTTTAGATCGGATATGGCATACGCCATTGTTTGAGAAGATGGGCGTGAAAATGAAGTACAACGCTTATTATTGTTATGCCGCTACCTCCGGGATATGGTATGATAAGGGATTCAAGAAAAGGCTAGCCAAGAGATTTAACGAGTCTTTACGTGGCGGAGGGGATCTGTTCGGGGCTAACCTAGCCTGCATGGTCTGTGACCGACGGGATATCGACTGGGAGGCGCTTCGCCTTTGGCTTGACAAGTATGACGAGCCTACTGATAAGGGTATGGTGAATAGCCCTATCCAATTTATGTATTTATATTTATATTACGCTTTTAACAAATAACTTGAAATGAAGAAGATAAATGACTGGGTTATAAGGACATTTGGGTTGAGAGGTTCATGGAGCTGGGCTAAGAAGCAGATGTTAAATGGAGCGATCATTAAACGTAAGGCTACTATAGGGACATACAAAATAGCTATTGATAATGACAAGAATAGGTTACTTGTAGCCACATGGGATCATCTAGATCAAAACCCTGTATGGGAAAGGTGTCCGCATAGTTTGTTAGATGAAGATGCGGTTGATTATTTTGTCACAGCTCATAAGGAACTATCATATGGAGGTATAAAGATCAGGATGAAAGATGAATTTAATTGTATCGATAAAATATTGAAAGCATGAAAAAGATTACCGATAAAGACGTAAAGGCTCTTAAAGCCGGGAAGAAGGTGACAAAAGGCTTTATCCATATGCAGTTGGATGATAAGGGGAGATTGAACATGTGGGCTGATATCAATATAACTGACAAATATAGGGACTTTGAAATAGACGCTAGCAAATTGTTTGATCATGGGATTCTTACTGAAGAATATGATAAACTTAGAATTATAAACATACATTAGCAAGGTAGAAGAATATGAGAAGAAGGATGATAGGCGGTCAAACCGTTTCAAACAGTATATATATCTTACACACCAATGGCAAGTTATATACTAGTGATAAATGGAATTATTCGTGGAGAAACGACGCCGTAGGAGTGGCGTTGATAAGCGACAACAGCAGCTTCGTTATTTCAGGTATTGAGCTTAAGAATCGAAGCTGGTCTAATACGACTGGATTGATCCAAGGAGTAACTACAATAACATCAAGTAATGAAGCAAAAAAGATTTTAATGGATTTCAAAACACACAAAGTATCGCGGAATATACGCATGCTAGTGCCGCTTATGAATGTACTGTTACTCAATTCAAGAACGGGCAAATGGGATATCTGGCATCAGTGGGAGAATGGATGGAGATCATAAATAATTTAGATGAGATTAACAAATGCATGTCTCTTATCGATGGATCAGATATAGACGAAGGCGCTACAAGTTATTGGACTAGCACTCAATATAATTATGAGAAAGCATGGTTAGTGACTTATAACGGGAATGAGTTTTATCCAAATAATGAGAGAAAGGGCGTTTCCTTCTATGCTATTAGAGTAATATCACAATTAAAGTGATTATATACCTAAACGATAAATAATATGAAAGTATTATCATTATTTGACGGGATATCATGTGGGTATCTAGCGTTACGGAGGGCCGGCATACCTATAGATGCTTATTACGCCTCGGAGATAGACAATACATGTATAAAGGTGAGCCAGAAGCATTTCCCTGATATTATCCGGTTAGGAGATGTCAATAACTGGAGAACATGGGATATCCCTTGGAAAGACATAGATCTGGTCATGGGAGGATTTTGTTGCCAGAGTTTCTCTAGCTCAGGTAAGGGTAAGGGATTTATGGACGCTCGTGGGAGGCTTTTCTTCTGCTTCTCGGACATCGTAAAGCATTTAAAGAAGGAGACCAAAGGTAAGATCCTGTTCTTGGGCGAGAACGTCCGGATGCGGGACGAGCATCGCCGGGTGATAACGGAAGAGCTGGGCGTGGAGCCGTTGGAGATCGATAGCGCCTTGGTCTCGGCACAGACCCGGCATCGTCTTTATTGGTGTAATTGGCCGGTAGAAATGCCGAAAGACAAGCATATATCATTGGATGATATTTTAGAGCATGACAAGGACTGGAATCCGGAAGCCATAAGAGGAAGATATATAGGAGTCATTGTCGGTAGAAGGATAGGAGAGGACGGACATCGAAAGGATTATGACAAGAACGTGAAAATAACGCAATGTCTGGAAGTAAGAAAAGACAAGAATACTACCTCTATTAAGAAAAGTAATTGCCTTACAACAGTCATGAAAGATAACGTGATATCATCATTACCGCCCGGAAGATATCCTAATGCCTTTGACATGAAAGATAAGTTCAGATACCTGACTCCTGTGGAGATGTGTAGGCTACAGACATTGCCGGATGATTACCTTGACGGGATAGCCCCAAATACGGCCATGTCTTTAGCGGGTAACGGATGGACAGTGGATGTGATAGCCCATTTGCCAAGAAGCATCGAACGTAAGCAGATAAATGATATTGTAAAGGAATTTCGCAAAATTACTGATGAGCTTATGTTCGGGTCATTAGAAACGGATATAATGTGACATGTGAAGGTAAACACGAGCAAAATGAGACCATACGGAAGAATCAAGACAGTTAAGGGATCTTTATGGAAAAAGGATATACATCCACCGAAAGGGCACAAGAATTGGTGGGATGACATATGCGATCCTGTACCTAGAAGTGCTATGAAACTTAAATTTAAAACAGAGTTAAGAGATGATTATAAACAAGAAATGGTCAATGCCGAACAGCGAGACATTCAGCATAAAACCGATAAGAGAACTTATAGATAGATATAAAAAAGACGGAATGGTTATAGTGGATCCATTCGCCAGAAACAGCGATATAGGGACGATCACCAACGATCTTGATCCTGATACTAGGGCTATGTATCATAAGGACGCCACGGACTTCCTGCGTGGTCTTAGCGATAATATAGCTGATATGGTGTTGTATGATCCACCATATTCCTCGAGACAGGTATCCGAGTCATATAAAAAGCTTGGAGGTGCTGTTGATATGCAAACAACACAATCTAGTTATTGGGCTAAGCAGAAGAAGGAGATAGCTAGGATCACCAAGAAAGGAGGGGTGGTCATTACCTGCGCGTGGAACTCCGGCGGTATAGGGGCAGGGCTTGGTTTCGAGCAGCAGGAGATTCTTCTAGTGGCTCATGGGGGATGGCATAATGATACGATTGTTACTGTAGAGAAAAAGATCAAGGGTTAGATGAAAGAAAGGATATTCACCACAAAAGAACAGGGGAGAGTGCTGGTTGAGGCCGGCCTCCCTATCTCCACCGCCATCGGTTTCAGAGACAAGTATCTGGATCAATTACATTCTATGGAGGATGATGCTGGTCGTATAGGACTGATCGAGGCCGTTACCCCGGATATATCCAACCCTGTTTGGGATGTAGGGACGTTACTGAATTTGCTCCCATATGAGATAGAGGGTTGTACATTAGAATGTTATAAGCTAAAACATGCATGGTCTGTAGCGTATAGAGATATAGACGAGATCCCTATATATTGGAGTAGCGAGAAACTTCTTGTAGACACATTGTTTTCGATGATGATGGAATTACTTAAACATAAGATTATATGAGCATAAAGCAAATAACAAAATTAAGGTACAAAACGAAAGATAAGCCTCCTATGGAAGGTGTTCCTCTTTTAGGATACAACAAAAGATATGACTGTCCGTGGACAGTAGTGTACAGAAGCAAAGACAAGTACTACACTTGTATGAAGTACGACACCGAATTTGAAACATATCCACCGGAAGAATACGAATATCTATATCCATGAGAACATGAAACAAGTAACAAGAATAAGATACAAAACGAGGGATAATCCGCCTATGGCCAATGTCCCTCTTATAGGATACAGCAAAAAATACGACTGTTGGGTAGCGTTAGTATACAGAAGAGGAGACAAGTATGATTAAATAATTACAAAATCGATAGTAATCCATTGTAAAATCATAGAATTATTTGTATATTTAATATATTAAAATGAATTGATGATGAGTCTAATAAAGCGTTCATATAAATATCGTATGTATCCGAACAAAACACAAGAAGAACTTCTTGCAAAAACATTCGGATGCGTACGTGTTGTATGGAATGCTTGTGTTGACTCATTTAACTCATACGATAAAGAAACAAACCCTAATCCGAAATTCCCGACAAAGTCGGATCTTGTTATTGAAAAACCTTGGTTAAATGAAGTATCGGCAGCCACCTTGCAGCAGAAGCAACGTGATTTTATTGAGTTCTCCAGACAATACTTCAACAAGAACAGGAAAGAAAAACTCGGTAAACCGAATTACAAAAATAAACACGACAACCAGTCGTTTAGATTGCCGTTCCCGAAGTTTAAAATCACTAACAATAAGATCCGGATCGAAAAGATCGGATGGGTTAAGATTGTTATCGATCGTGGAGTTCCAGACAACGCTCGTTTTATCTCCTGTATCGTTTCAAAGAACCGTGCTGGTCAATATTTCGTATCAGTTCTTGTAGAAACAGAACAGTGTTACAAACAGAAAACTAGCAAAACAGTCGGAGTTGATTTAGGGATTAAGACATTAGCTACATTATCTGATGGGATTGCTGTTGAGAATCCCCATTTTCTTTGTGAGAACCAAGCGAGAGAAAGAAATTAGGAAGTAATCGAAGAAACAAATGCAGGCTAAAAGTATCAAGACTTCATCGTGATATAGCCAACAAGCGTTCATGGTACATGCATAATTTGACCACGATGCTGGTAAATAATTACGATGTTATCTGTATTGAGAATCTAAATGCTTCCGGTATGCTACAGAATCACAAACTTGCCGGTTCTGTATATGATGCTTCTTTCTCGATGTTCCGTAACCAACTTGAATACAAGTGTAGGTGGTATGGTAAAGAACTGATTGTTATAGATCGTTTTTACCCATCCTCGAAAACCTGTTCAAGATGTGGCTGGAAGAATAAAGATCTGAAATTATCGGATCGAACATTTGTCTGCAAAGATTGCGGCATGGAGATCGACAGGGATCTCAACGCCGCGATAAACATACAAGCCGTAGGAGTTGATGCGGCTATACGGACGCAGAGCAGCCGGGTTGCCAGTTGTGTTGAAGCGTCTAAAATGGAGTAGGATATCTTAGTTATTTCTATGATTTTCTATGAAATTTACAACTACAAGACATCTCCTCCAGATGAGTACGAATACGTATATCCGTGAGAATTAGAAGGGATATATTTATATTTAAGCATGATTAATATTATTTTAATATTATTCATGCTTTTATTTTTGTTTAAATCATATCTTTGTATCAACATTAAAAACCAGATTATTATGGATGAAAACAAACAAAAAGTCAATGAACTTACGATGAGGACATTGGGTTCTCATTATGGCGGATATACCTATGTAAAGGTAAAAAATCGTGAAACTTATGTAACGATAGATTGGAAGTTGTTGAGGGCTATAGAAAAAGGGGAGGTGGAGATAGACAACGAAAAATATCATCTATCCGGAATAGAGTACGTAGCTAAAAGATATCAGGACATGTTTTACGCTGGTCGTGATATTTATTATTTCAAGGGTATGGGAGAAGGAGGGACAACCAATCTTCTTAGAAAGGCTATAGATGATTTACTAGACACCATAAGTAGTAGAGAGACTTATCGTAGTGCAGAGCATAGAATGTACGCCCAAATGAATCAACTTACTGAAGCGGGAGCTATGATCAGCTTGGCTATTGAATTAATAACATCTAATATCCGTCATAATTATGGAGAAATTAATTTTGAACGACATCCAAGACCTGTGGAGGTGGAGGGAGAAGATAAACATTGATGACCTCAAAGAGGATCCTATGGCTGAGGATATGCCACTCTATTTCCCATGCGCTGTTATTTGGCATGTTGATTATGGGGAGCATGATGCTGATAATTATATATGTTATGGATTTGTTTATGTAGCAGAAATATTAGGGATATGAGTGTTAAGAGACAGATATTTATTAATAACAAAGATATTGATGGGAAGATAGATAGTAATACGATATTTGATTTCGATTTCAATGTTGACAAGAATATTCTTGAAAAAATAAAAGCAAAGAAGGAGAGCAATAAACTAAATACAAAAGATTGGGCGCTGTTCTCGCTTATGGTTTTGTTTATTTTTGCGATGGGAGTTGTAAGTGGATGGTTGGCGTTTAATTGTTTAGGCATTGGAGAAGATTAAGGAACATTTTAAAAATCAATAGATATGAAATTACTATTTTTCGATTTAGAGACAACCGGGGTTAAGTTCTGGAGAAACGGGATACACCAAATAGGAGGGATCGTGGATATCGACGGGCAGGAGGCCGAGAGGTTTGACATCCGCCTAGCCCCGAACCCTTCCGCCACGATAGAGCAAGAGGCGCTGGACGTGGCTGGCGTTACCTTGGAGCAGATACAGTCGTATCAACCTATGGAAGAAGGGTACAGGCAGTTAGTTGGTATATTATCCAAATACGTGGATAAGTTCGACAAGAGTGATAAAATGTATTTAGTGGGGTATAACAACGCTGGATTCGATAACAGCTTCCTACGGGCTTTATTCCAGCAATGTGGGGATAAGTATTTCGGATCATGGTTTTATCCTAATTGCATGGATGTGTATGTTATGGTAACACCGTTCCTGATGGGTGTAAGAAACGATATGGAGAACTTTAAGTTGATGACCGTGGCTAAGACTATGGGTATTGATATTGACGAGAATAAACTTCATGACGCTACTTATGATATTGAGCTGACTAGGGATATTTTCTATCGTATAATTGGCAAAATGGATATTAAGCTATGAGGGACATTTTAGAGGCGATGCATGATTATCCGGATGAGGCGCTTGGGTTGTGTTTCTTTTTGATAGTGGTTGTCTGGTTATTGTCAGGTATATTTGAGAAAAAAAATGAATGATAAACTCGATGAGATACTGGATCTCCTAAGATCTCAAAATGAGATGATTAAGGATATCCACGATTATGTGAAAGAAGTTACCAGCGAGAAGTATATAGGAGAATCCAGAATGACAAACTTCTCTATTAACTTGGCCGCTGATATACTTACCGAGGCTATCAGTCCTAAGATAAAGGGGATGATGGTGGATCTATTGAAGAAACAAGGATGGAAAACTGAATGAAATATGGGGACTTACGAGAGAAAAGTAAATCAATTAAAGGATTTGATGATAAGGAAATACAAATCGGCTTACGATAAGTCTAAGGAAATGGACATAGATATAAGCTCGATGACATATCTTCCAGAACCGGACGTATTCAATGTTATGTATACTGAGCATATGTCCGTTATTCTTGATCGGGTTAATAAGATCATAGATGATAACAAGGATAAGCTCAAGAATCCAACTTGCGCTACTTGCGTACATCTACATGATCAGGAGTGGGCGAAAAGATACGGGAAAGTATGTTGCTCCGTTTGGCAAGTGTGCGACCATTATATAAACCCTAATAGAAAATATAATAGGGAGCAAAAGACTTATGCGAGACGGCCAAGCAATAAGGCTTGTCCTAATTATGAGTATGGTGATGATAATTTTGAAAACAGAAAGAAATGGCTAGAAAAAAGTATTCAATAGATGATTACGCAGAGTTCAGGACCATCAAAGATTGGGAATGCAAATGCTGCGGGAAAAAGATGCCGGCAGGAAGTAAACGGATGTTGCCTAGGATAAGAAAATGGGCGGATTATAGTATATGTTTATCATGTTTCGATAAATGGAGATTAAATGGAGGGGATATTGTTTATATAAATAACACAAGTCCAAGGAAGCAAGCTCCCCGTATCAAGAAAGAACATGTTATATATATGTCCAACATCCTAAAAGGGAATTGTGATATAATAAAAGGAAGGAAACTTTATGTGGCTTTAAAAAAGGCGATAAACAGCGGGAAAACGATTGTTCTCAGATTCGATACCGATCAACCGATATGCATGTCAACAAGAGTTATGAATCCTTCGTTCGGGGAGATCATGGACGAGTACGGCAAGAATATATTCCAAGGAAAACTTAAACTAACAGATGTTCCAAAAGGGGTTAAAGACTTGATAGTTAACTATATAGAAAAATATCGTAAATTATGAACTTCAAGACATTTATATTCATGATCCTGACATTCAGGAGAGTAGATCCTATACCTAGGAATATAGGTCTTATGTTAAGTACAACGTTCTGGATATCTATAGTATGGATAATATCCAACTTTACTATATTGATAATGAGATTAATAAAATAGACAAGATGAAACAAGGAGACGTGATATACAAGAATGGTGTGGAGCTGCTTGTAGTATTAAGCTACGACCATAATGAACCATGTAAGGGTTGCTTCTTCTACGAGGATAAGGCGTGCGGATCAGAAAGACTGATAAAATGCTGGGATTGTAAAAAGGAATATATATTCACGGCTATACGTAAATATAATACGACTGAACTGTGCGGAATAGTAAAAAGATATGAGGAGACAATACTTAAAACAATCAAGAAGATTGAGAAAGAATGTCAAAAATATGTTATCTGGGATACTGTGCATGTGATGTTGAAAGATGATGGAGAGCTTATTATAAAAGCCTTATCCAAGGATAAGTCCGTGCTTTTAAATGATTTCATTATATACATCAACAATAATGGGAGTATAGACGAAGAGGACTATGATCTATTATTAACTAAATAATTGATAGTACAAATGGACAAATCAAACAAAATAGAGAATCTAGCAAACAAGTATGTTGAAAGGCATATAAGAGATAGACATCTAAGCGATGATACGATAAAAGAAATAAAAATAGCTTATATTATGATTATAAAAGATTTTATAGCTATTGTCGATAAATCTACATCAATGAATGAAGATGATATAATATACGTCGTTAACAACATATCATCAATATTATATGAACCTGTAGAAATCTCTAATACCGATAAAAAAATATTGGAGATAGGGATAGCGCTAGGCCTAAAGAGCGCCATATCATGTATATTTGGTTCATTATTAAAAGATGACTGCAATATAAAAGATGAGATAATTGATATATCTAAACATATAAAAGAAAAATTAATATCAAATAAGACGGAATGAATCACGCTAGTCTTTTCTCAGGTATAGGAGGCTTTGATTTAGCCGCTAGAGAGGTAGGATGGAACAATGTCTTTCAATGCGAGATAGATCCATTCTGTCAAAGTGTATTAAAATATTATTTTCCAAAAACAGTATTATATGAAGATATTAAAAGAACTGATTTCACTTCATGGAAAGGGAAAATCGACGTGCTCACCGGAGGTTTCCCTTGTCAACCATTTAGCGTCGCTGGACAACGAAAGGGAGCGGATGATAACCGTTATCTCTGGCCGGAAATGCTTAGAGTCATACGAGAGACAAGACCGCTCTGGGTTATTGGCGAGAATGTTGCTGGAATCACCAATATGGTTCAACCCGGTAGTGAAACTGACGTGGAAACGAAAAGTGATCAAGATGAAGAAAATTACAAGGAAACGATACTTGAGCAAGAATATATCATCAATACCATCTGCGACGATCTTGAACGTGAAGGATATTCCGTCCAACCGATCATTATTCCAGCTTGCGGTGTCGGAGCGCCACATAAACGGTATAGGGTATGGTTCATTGCTTCCGACTGTTCAGACGCAAGGGTTGAAGGTTTGCGACAAGGACGGGAAGACAAGATTCATGGATTTGAGTTCACTTCCCAAACAAGGGATAAAATACGGAGACTTATTACCGACACTAGTGGCCTCAGATCACACAGGTTCTTGTACGATAAGGAAGATGACAAAAAGCAACGGAGCACCGAGAACAGATTCTTTAAGAAATATGCCTGCCGTGATTGGGATGGACGGGGATCGACTCAATGGAAGAGTTTTCCAACTCAGTCCCCTATTTGTAGAGGAAATGATGGGTTACCCTTTAATGTGGACAACCTTACCATTCCTTACGGGAAATGGAGAAAAGAATCAATAAAGGCTTATGGTAATGCCATAGTGCCGTTGATAGCGGTGAAGATATTCGAGATGATAAATAAAATAGAAAGATATGAACAGCAAACAACTTTATAAAATAACGTTGACAAGGGAACAGCTAATGCTGATATCCCAATGCGTGGAAGACATCAGTAGATTCGCCGCTGGCGACATGGACCTACAACATACGACAGATACGTTGATAAATGATATGGATGGAGCGGAAACGCTGGGGATAAGAAGCTTTATAATAAATAACTCACGAGCGATAAGAAGAAGACTGTTCCCTGATCTTGGGGATTATGAGCATATAGGATATGATGGGGGTAGTAAGGATAAGATAAATAGGAAGAGACTTATCGGTAACACCTACCAGATATATAGGTCGATATTACATCAGTTGGCCATTGACGAGAACTGGAATAACGTGTATAGCGGTATTACGTTACCTTCAGGTGATATGGGAACAATTAAAGTGGAGAGGGTTGATGATGAACGGGAAAGTAAGGGCGTTTAACGGGGATATGGGTATGGCGATGTCCGTATTCAAGGATATGGTAGGGAAGGTAAGATTTGTTTTTGCCGACCCTCCTTATAAGATAACCCAGGCAAGATACGACAAGGAGGGATTTGATTATAAGGCGATGTGGGAGGTAATCCAAAAAATGCTGTGTCCGTACGGGGTGGTAGCCGTCACCTGTTCCCTCACGGCGGCGGTCGAGATCATGAGGGTCGCCCCAGCGGGATGGTACCGGTACGACCTTGTTTGGCATAAGACTACCCCTACCGGTTTTCTTAACGCCAAGAAAGCTCCATTAAGAAATCATGAGTTGATACTTATCTTCTCACCTATGCCACTTGGGAAGCATACATATAATCCCCAAAAGACTTATGGTCATGTCAGGAAAGTATCCAAGGCCTCTAGTAAAGCAGGGTGCAAGGAAACGGAATTATACGGCAAGACCGGTCTCACTACATACGATAGCACGGAGAGATACCCGCTATCGGTCATGACGTTCAAGACAGACAGGCAAAAATCAGCCGTCCATCCCAACCAGAAGCCGGTGGAGTTATTAAGATACCTGATACGGGCATACACGAATCCGGGAGATACGGTAATGGATCCGGTAGCCGGGAGCGGAACGACAGGGATAGCGGCTTGCGAGGAGGGAAGGGACTCCCTGCTTGTGGAGATAGACCGTCAATTCTTTGATGAGATGATAAACAGATTTAATAACAATAACATTAAAATAGATAGAATATGAATAAGATTGAAGAACTGGAAAATAAGTTGAAGGAAGAAAAAAAACAAGATGCAGGCTAATCTAAAAGAGAACTATAAATGGGTCGTTGGGAAATACGTCAAATTCGATGAATATTCTATAATGAGAATAGATAATCTACGTTATATTCCTATAAATACCGTAGAAGATTATTATAAAAATGAGCTAGATCCAAATGAAGCTATTTACGTAGATGGCCCTGTGGCTCATTATAATGTAGAGGACAATTATTATTCTTTGGCAAAACATAAAAACATACAGATAAAGATAAGAAATATAATAGAGCCTGATGGTGAATTTGAGAATCTGGTAGAACGGTTGTTTAATGAGGCAAAAAATAACTTCCTATGAGCCTGTTTGTATGCGCTAAATGCGGTTGTGTGGACAATACCGCCACGTCTAGTTACTGGATGTTGACAAACGAGTATATGGTGGACAAATTCGAGTATGCCAAGGAACTACAGCCGTACAAGGGCATGGGGCTGTGCAGTGAATGCGGGAGGCTGGCTACCAGCCCCGACGGCCGTGATGTCGTGGTGCCCGGAAAATGGCACGGGAAGTTCCCGAAGAAGAAAGCTACCGAAGAGCAGTTAAAGAAAGTAGAATATAAAAGTTTGATAAGATGAATACAAAGAGGAATAAGATAAAAAAAAGGAGATACCATGATATATGAAGAGAAGAGATTCATGGCTGTCTCAGAGATAGAGAAAGAATGTTGTACAGGATGTTGTTTTTATGACAATGGAAATTGCAAGTTAGAAAACCCAAATTGCTTTAACAGTGGTATTATATGGGTGCAAAAAGAGGATTATATGAGCGAGATCAGTGAAAAGGCCATTAAATTGGCTATAGAGGCCATGAGACCTATCCCCGTGTATTCGTCACCATGCTACAGCGTAATTGATAACAGATCGCCTGAGGAAAAGCATGAGGAAGACATGAGGTTTTGCAAGGAGTTTAACGACCTTAAATGCGAAATGCTTATTGACATGGCCAAGAAAATAGAGGAGTATTTATTATAAGGATACTATATTGATGATCGGGGACGCTTCCGGAAAAGAAGGGCAGTTCTCCGACTCCGATAAGAAGACGGCGGAAAACTTCGGGTGTGAGTATATGGATGTGGATGATTTTGTGTATAAATATAATAACCGATAACGAAAATAAGAAGGATAGGATGATAATCTCCTATCCTTCTCTTATTATGTAAATCCATTTTTGGATTACATTAAGCATCAATAGTATAACTATTTATTTATACTCATCGGTTATTATATACTATTTTATATCATATATGTTGTAAAACATACACATGTTATTTAATTTCACATTCTTCTTTTCTAATTTTGTCTCACTCAATCGAATCATATAGTCCCTTGTTTCGGACAAGACGGTTGAGCAAAAGAGGTCTTTGATATAAGGTTTTACCCTAAAACATTCGTTGGGTAAGTAAAATCAAAAACGTTTAGTTCAGTAAAAGAATCCGGCGATCTCACTTTTGAGCAACCGGTAGAGGGTATTGGTGATACCCAGTATGATGTTTCGTACAAATGTATATCATTTCTCATTTTTTTTGGTGTAAAATGGTATATGATCACCTACTCATCTTTCTTTCCTTGTTATCAAACATCCCATACAAAGTGCAGCTATCATATATACAATTGTTGATCTTCCCTCAGTAGGGTTTTTACCATTTTGGGTAAAAACTTTATAATCAATATCTTTAGTGAACCTATTATCGCCAGTAAGCGCTCTAATGGCCTTGCCTTTATCAGAATAATCGCAGTGAGGGGCATCATATCGTGAACCGACCATATTTCTCAAAAACGCTCCTTTTTTTTCTTGACAATTCTTCCAGTTTAACAAATCCCTTTAATGTTATCATAACAGTCACGGCCTTAGCCTCCCAATATTCATCACCGGGATCAGATCCATATGTAACTAATCCAGAATTACGAGCGGACTGATATGCCTCTATCCTACCTCTCTCATTCCTAAAAACATATTTTAATTCCTGTAATAACGGATACATGTTCTTAATCCCGATATAATAGCCAAATTGCTCAAAATATTTTGATGATTCACGGATAAGGACACCTTCTCTTGGAATAGACCTTTTAAACATATCAATTACCGGTTCATTCTCCTTTATAGTATCTATAGCTGTATTTAATTCAGCTTGAACCATCCTCTTTTCTTTCTCAATCTTTTCCTTAGCCTCCAAAGCTAATCTAACTTCCTTCTCAGCTTTCATCCTAGCCTCATACTCATCGGCCCATGCTCTTGCCGCTTCTGGAGGATTATTAAAATTTGGCAACTTTACCAAGCCTGTAGTAAGAAGTTCCTTTATTTTAGAATTACACCAAACCTTAAATTTAACATCAAGCCATTGGGCGAAATCTATAGCCACATCCTCATATAACCATGTTCCTCCTCCGTTTTCAGAGCTTCCTCTCATTTTTATAACTAATTGATCCTCAGATATGTGTGTCTGGCTCACAATTGTACTAACTAATTCATTTACATATATTTGCCTTAAATAGTCAACAGGTCTCTTATTATACGGTCTAGCCATATCAGTGGCATTAATAAGAATACCATAACTGGTCTTGATAAAAGCTACATTATTCCCATTGTAATTAAAAATAGTAGACAATCCCATTTCGTTGGATTCGGACGTCAAAATTTCACTACTGTTCTTCGTGGAATCATGAAAAAGATCTACATTTGTATTCATGAATAGAATATTTATTCCCATCCGTCCGGGATGGATAGATGGGAATACAAAAATAGCCAATATGATTGTTTTAAGCAATCTACTGGCTATTTTTTTTTTGTCATACTATATCGGTTATCTTCCCCTGTCAAAGTACCAATTAGCGTCCTCACCAGACTCGTCCTTATCCCTGCCTCCTAAGAAAAATCCCATCGTCATGCCGTTGGTCATCAACCAGTAGTCGGATGTCTGCTTAATATCCCTAGCCGTCTTGATATTATACCATTGCTTACCAAACGAGAACTTCATGAGCTGCCTCCATAGCTTGCTCTCGCCCTTATACACGCCGGTCTGGACGGTAGCGAACGGATCCCAGTTCCGAGGATCGGTAAGATCACCCAACTTACGGGCCGTAACCAGCGGGTCTTGTAACATGTCTATAGCGTTAAGCTCCATGAACGGGGATGTCTGGGAAGCGATCTCATTGATCGTCCTGAATCCTATATAGGTAATGAACTGCCCGAACCAACTATCTTCATTATCCTCCCTGTATCCCATCAACGCCCGTCCTATGGCTATCATGGTAGCGAATACCGCCATATTAATAATAGATCTCTTAATATTAGTCTGTTCATAAGGATTAAGCTTATTATACTCCTCCTTCATCACATCATATATCTCTCCCATCCTTCCTTCGGACATAGTATTGTAAACATCCCCGGCCAGTCTCCATAATGTCCTCATATATCCTTCCTCGAACTGGTTGGTCTGGAAATTGAAACCGGCTTTCTTATACGCCCGCTGTACGGCCAATATAAACCATCCACGATGAGGCAGAACCATGTTAAGGATAGCGTTCCGGCTAGCCCCCACCCGGTTCTGCTCGTTCAAGGCGCCGTTGCAGATCTGCACCATACTTCTGACCCTACTAGATAATGTAGGTATGTATCGGTCTATAATATCCTTGTTAGCCTCGTTCTTAGCCACGATCTTCCCATCCTTAACATCTACCATGTTCCACATAGAATAATCCCTTAAACGCTCCCAATCACGTTTAGCCTCGTTAGCGGACATATTCCTATCCTTCATCATCATCTCCTTGAAATTGGAGTATGACCAGAACTGACCTTCGTATAGGCGGGTATCATCCATGACCGAGATAATGACCTGCGGATCCAACGGGGAGTTAAGAACCTCCATCATCTTAAACGGCAGGTCCCGGAATAAGGTTCTCCAGATCTTGTTGTACGCCGCCGATCGTACACGGTTGCGGACATTGAATACGCCTAGAGCCTCTCCGACGACATATAGCTTGTTGGTACGGTTTATATCCCCGATCTCCGACACGTACGTACTTAACTGCTTCTGGGCTTCCCCATAGGCGTATTTCATGGAGTCCTTGCTTATATACTGCCCTACCATACCTTCCAAAAGGAAGTTGGCCTGCCCTGTAAGGGCGCCGGTAGCCGCGACGAACGGGGAGAAGCCTAGGTTGGATTTGGACACGAATTTAGTAAACATAAGAGCAAGCTTATTAAGATCTACCTTATAATTGCCTATATTCCATTCCGCCCGCTTATTGTTTATCCTGACGTCATAGATACTGGCGTTAACCCAATCTTGAAACATCCTATAGGCATGCGTCGCCTCTGGGTTCTTACCGCCGTCGTATTGTGTCTCAAGCATCATGTTCCTGTATCCCATGACATCATCCAAGGCCGCCCTCTTATACTTGTAAGCGGTAGCCTGTAAGGATAACATGGAATAGGAGTAGGCGAAGTCATGGGACACGTCGTTGGCGTTCTCCAACTTACTGAGATAGTATTTGGGGATCATACGATATTTGTTATCGTTCTCATCAAGCCCTCCTAGGTCTTGCCCCTGACCATGTATAGGGTCATCCACCCTCTCGCCAACGATATCACGTACGGCGTTGCCGATAGCCGCCTTCGGGTCAACCCCGGCCTGCACCATCCTCTCCACGCCGCCCTTGGATATTTGTGGTATCTGGTAGATGTTCCTGAACCGCTCATCATAGTCCTCCATAGCCTTACGGCTTATGTTAAGCAACTCCTTCCTCATCTCCCACTTATCCTTATTGATCGTAGCTTCCTCCCCCTCGTTGGTAATACCGTATTTCTTGAAAAAAGCCTCGTTCTTGTACTTATCGAACCTAGGCGTATGATATCCATAACCCAGATCGGGATTATAATTAGGATTACGGAAAGAACTCTCGGCGTCAGCCTCATCAAGCCACTGGTTATTGATCGTCAGATCGATCATATTAATATCAAACCCGAAACGGGATACGCTCTCTTCCTTTGATATACCATTTTCCATGGCATCAAAGAACTCGGATACCTTATACGTACCGTTATTTATCTTCCTGACAAAGCCAGAATACCCCTTGGGAGAGTATTTTCTCATATAAGGATATAGCCGAGTTCTGGCGTACTCGATAAGTATACTATTAGCCTTACCCATAGCTATATCATTAGCCAGCTTATTGTTGAAGTCAGGACCGTACTTCTTTCTAAAGAACGCCACCTCCACGGTTGTCCATGACGGGTTCTTCCGGGATAGCTTGGAGGCCATCCGCTCCACTTGGCTGCGGGAGCGGGCGGACATATGCTCCTTGGCGAATTTAATTTCATCCATGCCATTGTCGTACGCCATGGCGTCCCTTAGAGCGTTACGGTAGGAATCCGTGACTCCACTCTCCACCGTATCAGGCATATCCATCTCAATAGCCTCAGCGGAAGCGGCGGCATTAATGACGCTCTTAGCTTCTGCCAGACGATCATACAACTCGTTTATCTTCCTTAGCGAAGCCGACCCGCGCAGCCTGTCGAAATCATATTCCCCGTATCTCGTGCTATCCCGGTACTGGATAAGCAAAGGCCTTAGCTGGTCATTGATCTCGTTTATTGTCGCCATCGCCTCCTCTACCTTCTCTATTCTTGATGATGATACAGATTGCTCCGTGATCTTATCAACAAGATTCTCGTAATAATCACCCTCCTCGGATCCCCACATATCCTTGGAGAAACCAAGATGACCGCCAGCTAGCAGGAACTCGAACGCCGCCTTACCGCCCTCTGACCGCTCTATCCCGCGAAGTATCTCCTTGAATTCCGCGGAAGCCTTACGACCCTCGTTGGTATTCCCGAACTCCTCGGCCCATGCCTCGTCCCATGCCTTGATCTCCTCGGACATCATCAACGCCTCGGACCCCGTTTCCTTTGGTGTCCCGTCGGAATACCACTCACTCTTGGCTATAGCCCTATCACGAAGGATATCCAGATAAGATCTCCATGCTATAGGATCGGATTGGAATGCCGACCAATCCACTTTCCCGTCTTTCACGAATTTATCCATAGCCACATATCTACTCCTGCGGATACGGGACATGAAATCGGATGTAGCTTGTGATACTCTGCGGCCCAGCCTTTCCTCTACCTTCTTATTAACTTTCTCGATCTTATCGTAATAAGCCTGCACCATAGGTTTCTCTAGGTTCTCGTCCAACCACCTATTTATCGCATCGAGATATCGTTGCTGATCTTCTAACGTCATGTCCGAGATATCGAAATTCTGGATGGTAGGCTTGAATACATGATATACCTCCTTCGTAATAGGCTTATCCCCGTCATATCCTACTATGTCGTCACGGGTCTTCACCTTAAGACCTCTATCGGATAGAAGAAGATCAATAAGCTGTTTCTCGGTCTTACCCATAACATTCTTAAGATCATATATATCGATAATAGCCTTAGCCTGCTCGGTCCTGTATAGAAAATCGTATTTGGCGAAATCACGGGACGAGTCAAGGTAATCCGAGTTCTTCCCATTTATCTTCTGTATAAGATCCTCATTATCCTTTATCCCCCATCCACGCTCTTTCATCATCCTAGTCATCTTATTGATATTGGATACGCCCTCGGTATGGGCATCGCTATGAGCCTTGGCTAGACGTTGGCCTAACATACCTAGGATAGCGTTACCGCTATGCTCCAGCGTGCCAAAGAACCGGGACATGACATTGATATCCTTATGGATGTTATTCACCAACTTCTTTATCCCATCCCAATATCTTTCCGGGATATTAAACATCCTGAGCTGTCCATCCAGCCAGTCCTCATTGCGATCACTTCGAAGAGCATTTATATCAGACATGGATGTCTCAGTCATACGTAATATATCATCCATATCCTCTACCATGCCAACCTTATTACTGCCATAATAATCCGCCGCCTGATTATTAACGAATCCACGAAGGTTCCTGATCAGAGGCACTATCTCCCCATACACGTTATCAATAACCTGCATCGTCTCATAATCCAATCCTTTCCCGCTCTTACGTAAGCTACTGGCGACAGTGACCAAATACTCCACCTCAGCCTTGGCGGTCGCTATGACGCTCTTGGTGGATAACAGGTTGTTGTTCTTATTAAGCTCACCCCCGACTTGTCTCACCTTCTCGCCTATATCACGGAGAAGGGTGATGCTTTCCCCGATCCTCTGGCTTTGGCTTGATCTCATTCTCTGTAATCTAGCGTACAACCTTTCTAATGATCTTCCGTTCCTGATCAACTTATTAGCCACATCAACATCCGATAATGAGTACATGAGATGACCATTATCTTTCAACAGAAGCACGTCAAAAGCGCTTGGATCATCCGCTAACGCCGACTCCTTTATCCTATCAAGAACCTTATTCAAGTCTGATCTTTGAGTAGAGAAGAAATTCCGTATAGCCCGGATTATCCTGCCAAACAAGGAGAGCTGGACGTCCTCGGACGAGGTCAGATCCTCCACCGCCTGTTCCATGCCCGGAACGAACCGCTGGGCCAACGTCTTGCCTAGGATTTCCCGCTTCACCATCCGATCCAGTTCCTCCCCTTGGTATTCCTTCCCATACACCTCATAGTAACGACCGGCGAATTGATTCCATAATGGCGTGCCGACAACAGAATCAAGAACCTCGTCAATCTCCTGTTGGTTACGGTAAGTATCGATCAAGAAATGGGCTACCTCCTCATTAAGATCCTCTACCGTAGCTCCCTCAGCCAAGGCGATAACCCCATTGGCCATATCGGACAAGGCTCTAGCCGAAGGCTCGACACCATTACGCATCTTATACTTATCCATATACTCAGACATACCCATCACCCGAATACCTAACGTGGATAAGATGTTGGTGATATCAGTCCTGTTCTGAAGATCCTCCGCCTTCTCGTTCTCAATAACCCCACGGACATTACTTCCGTACAAGGCGTTATCCTCCATCATCAACGACAAGGCTAGCTCCATGAACCCATCATACTTATCGTTAAGCTCCTCAAACTTACCTTGCCTTAACATGCCCTTGATCTCCGATCTGCTTACCGTAACCTTCTCCCCTGATGTCGTGATAAGATCAAGATCATTACTTACCTCCGTATCAAAACCTATAGAACCCAATACGTTCATTTTGGAGGACTGACTTCCAAATCTATTTCTAAGGCTAGAGAAGGCATCCATAGCGTTATAGATCTTAAGACCATCAGAATTGCCAGCGCCAGTAAGATAATATCTATCCCCTAGTCTTATACGTTCCCCGCTCAACATGCCTTTCTTGATAAGGTAATTAATAAACCCTCCACGAGTACTTATATCTGAGTCTGAGCTAATACCAAGGATAGGGATGAACGACTCGTTATTATTAAGGGTTATGGAGGAAGAGCCAAAGGAGATGTCAGCCGTACCGGACGGGACGTCGCTCTCCTCGACACTGCCGGCCAAGAACCCGGCCTCGATCCGCCCGCCGGACGAGCCTTTTATGGCGTTGGCGTAAGAGTCGTGTATCTTGCCGTCATCCGATCTAAAGAACAGGCGAGGCTCACCGGAATCATATACCAATCTTGAAGATAGAGGAGTATAATTCTCAATATCATTTAAAGGCAAGACATTGCCGGAGAATATAATCTCACCATCTATATTTCCACCCTTCACCCTAATATTAGGTCGTTGCCCGGTAAAAGCGCTTTCCACGGCCTTCCATAACATACGGGCTGTCTCCTTAATATCTATATTCTCCCTGATAGCCCTTATATCATCCCATGACGCCTCTTTCAGTATCGTATCGCCAACATTATTCTCGTTTATGGAATCCAGATCCACCTCCTGTACCGTGGATGTATCTACCACAGCCATATCATTGACATCACCTACCTCTCCGGAGGTAAGATAAGCCACGACATTGTCGCTATTCCCAAGGCTTCTGGCCAACGCTGGGGCATCCATGTCGCTTATGGCGGACAGGACCTTGGCTGACATAAGTTGCCCCCACTCGCTGGCGCTAAGTCTGGCGCTTATGGATCTGGCCGCCTCCTTATTCCTTGGAACGGATCTCGTCCAGTCTCCGAACTTAGACCTGAACTTATCGTTATAAATAGTCATATAAGCTTCAGCGGCCTTATTAAGGTCACTTACGGTAGCTATACCCGCTATCTTATCGAACAAGGTAGATACCTCTCCGGAAGGAGTCAAGACACGGGTTATCTTACCCTTACTATTTCTTTTAATTACGCAACTCGACATAACTTCATGTTTTTGACAAAGATAAACAAAAAGCCCCCACAAATAAGCGGAGGCTGATATTCTTATAGGTAATTATATACAACTTTTACTATTATGTTATATAATATATATCATATATTTGTATCAAAAGACAGTAGAGTAGTATGCTAAAAGCTTATAAATATAGACTGAATCCGACATCCGAACAGATCTCTCTAATAGAGAGGACTTTCGGATCAACTCGATTTATCTATAACTGGGCTTTGCAGACGAAAATAGAAGCGTATCAAGATGATAAAAAATCGCTTACGGCTGTTGATCTATGCAAGAAACTGACTGACCTAAAGAAACAAGAGGAATATACTTGGCTCAATGAGGTATCTAGTGAATGTCTACAGCAGTCAATAAGGAACTTAGATCAGGCTTTCACCAGATTTTTTAGGGAGAAAAAAGGCTTCCCAAAATTCAAGTCAAAGCGAGGATCAAGGAGATCGTTCAAGAATATCCTTAACGTGCATATAGATTTCGATAACAACAGAATTAAGTTACCGAAATTAGGATGGGTGAGATTCTACTCTAACCAAGTGTTTAAAGGCAAGGTAGGGACTGTTACCGTATCAAAGTCACCTACAAATAAGTACTATATCAGTATCCTTGTAGACAACGGCCTTAAATTACCGGGCAAGTCTCCTATTGATCCGGATACCGCTATAGGTATCGATGTCGGGATAAAGACATTCGCGACCTTGTCGAACGGTTCGGTTTTCGAGAACCCGAAATATCTTGAAAGGTCTTCCGCACGGTTAAGATGCTTACAACGTAGATTAACTCGCAAACAAAAAGGAAGCCGAAGAAGAGAAAAAGCTAGATTAGCCGTAGCTAAGGCATACGAGCATATATCGAATCAAAGACATAACTTCCTACACCATGTTGTCAACAATATCCTAGGCGAGAACCAAACCGTGGTTATTGAGGATCTTAACGTGGAGGGGATGATGAAGAACCATAAGCTGGCTAATAGCATAGCTTCATGCTCATGGAGCGAGTTCTTTAGAATATTAAGCTATAAGTCGGATTGGAAGGGCGTGAATTTGATTCGGATAGGAAGATTCGAACCTAGTTCCAAGATGTGCGAATGTGGATACATACATCGAGATCTTAAATTATCCGATCGTATCTGGACTTGCCCTTCTTGTGGTGCCGTAAATGACAGGGATCTTATCGCCGCTAGAAATATAAAGAAATTTGGGTTAGAAAAACAGAATCTTCTAACCCAATAAAATACGTCACCGGTGGTGAACCGGGTAGGGGACGTGGAGTCGCTGGTAGTAGCCGGGGCTGTGAAGCGTCAAAATGTACTGGTGTAAATTGGTATATAATCACCTTCTTGTGTTCCTTATATAATTTATGGCTTAATCCGTATTCTTACTATTGATGAACCCGCTAACACAATCACCAGCAAAGCCGGCTATATACGCCGCATGCTCATCCTCTCCAACCTTAAATCCAAGCGACATATTACAGAACTGGCACACGCTCATGGCTATATGGAATGACTCGTGACATATATTTCTCATTATTAAATCATCGTCGCTCGAAAAATTCCAAAGTATGGCGAATTTATCATCATCGTCCCTATCCCTTACCAAATTTGCGAAAGACGCCTCCTTATCCATATCATCTTCATCTCCCCATTTCCCCTCGTGTTCAGGTTCCATATTCTCGAAACAATCACACAACGTCTTATAATCTAATCCAACCGTGATAATCAAATCCAACGGATATATCACGAAATCAAATTTCTTTTCTCTCATAATCCCCTTAATTTTTCTATAACCTCAAAACACATCTTACACTCAACCCTACGATACAACTGCCTTACACCATCTATCGTAGTCCAATAACGACCACCCTCTCGGTGCAGGAACTCACTCATTACCTTAGTGTCAGCCACATCATGTAGGTCATATGAGTCAAAACATAACTTACATATATCGTCAAGATCAAAATAAGTAACCTTATTATACGTCATACAACGGATTTGTCTCCCATCAGGAATCTGGACATCGAAAACATCTATCTTATCCATATTAAAAAATAGAGGGATGCCGATCCCATCACAGACCGGTATCCCTTATAATAAATTAGCGACGAAAAGCATGGTGATGGACATGCGCCACAAATGTAATTACAAATTTTGTAAAAACAAAACCATGAATCAAAAACCTATCGGCATTGTTATGAAATCAGCTGGATCATCTATAACTTGCATAGTTCCTCTGTACTGGATACGAGTCCCTTTGTATGCCCAAGATCCTCCATCTGAGAAAAAAGCGACTCCGTTGTAAAGGCTCGCTCCATAACCAGACCGAGTAACTCCCTGCCAGCGTCCACTTGAACCGTCAATATATCCAAAGTCACAATAATGAAAGTTACTAGAAAATATATCAATGACTTTAGGAATCATATCGCCATGCTCCCCCCATACTACTTTATATATACCTCCACTTTCTTTATACATTCCTGAATACACTACACGATAATCAACAGTAGGAGGTTCATATGGGTTAAACCCATCATATATATATATATCTTCACCATAAAATCCTATTCCTCCCATAAACTCACTCTTCCCTCCATAAAAATCTTCTATGCCCAAGAAACTGATTTGGGTGGAAGTTTTTCCGTCATTATTCCCTAGCGAGGATGTGGTACCAATAATTCTATCAAACGAGTCTTCTCCAGTCCCAAAACGATCCATCCCTTGAGGGTCTCTATCAGCGTATTTTGCGTAGAATAAATGAGCTATCTTGCAATGTGTCTCATAATCAATAATATCAAATCCTGCACCTAACGCCGTAGCGTAATCATGAAATAAACGTGATTCTAAATTTCCCGTAGAATATTCATCTCCTGTTTTGCGACTCCACAATTTACTATTGACAACAACCGCCTCTGTTACGCCTACCAAACATCTTCTGAATAGCCCCTTATTTCCCCATTTGGTGATATTGTCATCGACATCGTTATGGGTTAATGTAATATAATTGATAATATCATAATTATTATCATGTTTGAATCCGGTATAGCTATACCTATAACTAGGTATATCTGTCATCCACTGACCCATGGTACCGTCAAGCTTGGCTTGGGTCTTACCGTCATGGAACAATTCCGAATTATTTTCATCCAGATAGCATATGGCGACCCCAGCGTCCGTTTTCTTAACCAGGCACCTTCGTCCCTTAATCCATGAGCTATCGCCACAAGAATCTATAACAGAAATCTGTTTTTTGTCATCTATCCTAAATCTAGCCACTCCACGCATACTGGTATCAAAGCATTCGCACGGAGCATCACCTTTCAACACCCCATACACCCGATTGTCGCTAGTCAACCATCGTTTGCCATCGCTTGTCACATAGGCTTGCCTGCATCCCTCCTGATTCACTGTAAGTATCTTCTTAGTACCTTTTGGAGTTGTTATCTCCAGCTCAAGAGTCCGATCAAGACCGTTGTTCATCACCGAGCCAAAGGAAACGGAGGCGTTTCCGGCCCCGGACCCCGGACTGACGGTCAGAGGCTGGTCCGTTACCTCGCCTACCCCGTCCTTCCAATTAACATTCAAATCACTCATAATTATATCCTTTAGTTATCTTCTACTCACAAAGATAATAAAACAAGAGAACCCCAACCGGCTTTAGTCAATCGGGGTCTGAGTAAGCGAAAAGAAACTGATTATCGTCCCATCATTCTCAATACGGTTCTAGCCGCAGCTTGCGCCCATGTCCAGCTGTCATTAGATGTTACGTTAACCGTCTGTTGAGTACCATTTACATCCAAGTTAATAGTCTCCTTGTCAAGCTCGATAGTAGAGTCTCCAGCGGCTTGCGTTACCGTCACGTTGGCTATCTGGCCACCAGCGGCAGTTACCTTCAATGTAGCTGTCAGTTCCTCGATCGTGACGTTGGCCGGTACGTCCGAGATCGTGATGCTCCAAACGAACTCGCCAGCGGCTCCGGGATCGTCGGCGATAATCGCTCCGTTAGCCGTAGTCTTTCCAGCCGCCGTGTAGTTAGCCGGGAGCTGTAACGTAAGCCCGTTCTCCTCAGCCGGCGTGACCGCGAACGTAAGCTTAGTACTGTTAGACTTACCGGTGATGGTAACATTACCACCTGTCTTTTGTACGGAAGCGTTAGGGCTGTCTGATCTTACCACCTCAGCAGCCGCTGCCTGATTAACTACCAACGCCTTCTTAACCCCGCCGTTCGTGGTGACCGTAAGGTTGATAGTGCGTTGAAGACGACCGGTGTGTTTATCACCGGAGAAATTAACCGCTTGATCTCCTGATCCTGATACCGGAGCTACGGTTACGAAACCGAATTTTTGTGATGCCATACTTAAATATATTTATAAATGTCATTTTATTATGCCAAAAATAACTTGTATCATATCACAAGCCAAATACAGGGGGGGGGTAGATACGACTAGCCCTGTACAACCTCAACATACAACCCTACTAAGTCCTTTAGATTATGACTAAGAGGAGTTCCGCTATCCCTAGTACACTTATATACATCAGCGTTCTGAATGTAATACTTATCCTTGAATATCTCCATTGGAGGGAAATACGGGATAGGATCCCCTATGGTCCCGGCATGTTCCTTATCAATAACCTTATACAAGGAAGCCGTATTTAGTCCGGGTTCCCATTCCTCCGACAGCGTATGTTGTTGGATAACCTCATAAAGGATATCCGTATCCTCCTTAACCACCCTAAGACAAAATCCGGTATCCACGGATAGCCCGAACTCCGCCCCTTCTTGTCCCCATATGGGGAATAGGACCTTAACATCCAATTTATCGTTAGAGGATAAGGATAAGTCTTTATTATTAACCACCATTCTAGAAAATTTTACAGCCACCTTCTGAGGATCAGAGGCGTCCTTCTCCTTCGCCTGTTGCTGGATGTACGCCGTGGTGACACTTATCTTGTCTGGATATCCGGATTGGACATCAATAGCCCTTACCTGCTCTACGGTAGTGGCTAGATTGATCTGCTTTTGCTTGTCCCCTAACGCCGACATAAGATCATTATCATACTTATCCATCATCCCGATCAAGATCTTGCCTTCCGTTATATCGAATTCCAGACCCATGATCGTTATCTTGCCAGCTATAGCCCCATCAGACAAGGCGTTACGTCTATCATGTTCAGGAATATAGATATTCTGATCATCCAAGAAGAACTCATATAGATTTCCGGTCTCATAAGTTCTTATCTCCTCGTATTTAACTGATTTCTCCTCATTAAGAAGCCTTGACTCATCCAGCTTAGCCTCGATAATCTCCTTGACAGTAGCTTTAGGATTAGCCTCCTTGAACGCCAGTTGCTCCTCCCCAAGCTCTATCCATGGGACGGGAATACCTTTGGAGTAATCATCATAACTATAGCCCTTGGCGTAATTATCGTCAAGAGGCTCATCTTGAACCAACATCTTGGGATATATCTCCCTGTTTATATATGTAAAACTCATAGCTTATTAATCTTGTTCTTTAACGGCGATGCTATACTTGTCTGAAGCGTAACACCAGATATTTATCTCGAAAGGCTTGTTAGCCGTAGTGGTTATAGAAGTTCCGCTCATGCTGACATAATTCCCGGAATTAGGTATCGCTTGGGTGAAAGCCGCTGAGGGGACACACCTGATCATCAGCTCCTCCCCTACCTGCATCCCTGACTGCACGGATAGGGTGGTAGCGGCTGATAACGTAGCCGTGATACTTCTCTTGCTAATAGGCAGGTTAGCTAATGTCGTGACCGTATTAACTCCTATAAGCCTGTTCATGGTCTTCTTGTCAGCCGCCGCCATCAACCCGTTAGTAGACTCGTTGGCTACGGCGTATGTCGTGTTAGGAGGTGTAGCCCAAGTGCCATCTCCACGCATGAAACTGGATGTGCTTCCATTAAGCTGTCTCAATAAGCCGTTAGCTGTAGTAGAGGCTAATCCGTATGTGGTATTGGTAGGCACTACCCACGTACCATCGCCACGAAGAAAAGATGCCTGCTTGCCAGCGGCTGGGGGCGGGACCAATCCCGCCGATCCTGCGGCTGAGGACGTTGCTCCTCTCATGTCACTATATGTGGTGTTAGGAGGAGTTTGCCATGTCCCGTCACCACGAAGATACTTGGCTTGCGCTCCGGCGGCAGGTGCGGGGACCAAACCTGCCTTTCCCGCCGCTGAGGCAGAAGCGGCTCCCATATTGGTGTATGTCGTGTTGGTATCCGTCCACGGAACATTCACATACATCTTACCATTTCCGTCAAGAGCTACCGGATAATTCTTCCCATTAGCTGAGTACCCGATCTTAACAAGACCCAGATTATCGCTCGTGGCCTGTGAGTATGTAGTGTTATTGTCAGTCCAAGGGACATTGACGTACATCTTGCCATTAGCCAAGAGCACAGCGTAGTTCTTTCCATTAGAAGCATAGCCGATCTTAACCAATCCTAAGGTGTCGGCCGTGGCTTCATTATACGTTGTGTTATTATCCGTCCATGGAACGTTGACGTAAGCGTTGCCGGACGAATCCAGTTGCACCTTATAGTTCTTCCCGGAAGTCGTATATCCCACCTTAATACCGCCAAGAACGGTAGCGGAGGACGTGGGAGGTGTGAAGGTACTTGGTTTGCCCGTAACCCCTGACCAAGACACGGAGGAAGCCTGACTGGCCGTGTAAGGCTCATACCCATCCTCACTGTTTAATTTAGACTCGTCTTTTATCAGATACATCTTACCTGTAGACGTGACCTTTACCGTATCACCACTTTGAGCCGTAGCGGTGGTAAGGGCGAATCTAGCCGTATCATTAGCTACCACGACCAATCTCTCCAAAGCCGCCTTAGGTAACCTATCTATGCTGATGGTTCCGGACGCGATCTTAGAGGCATCAAAATTGGCCAATGTCGTGGAGATAGTTACGTTGCCTCCGAAGTCCGATGAGACACTACCGGTAACAGCCCCGGACAGCGCTATGGTCCTAGCCGCCTGTAATTTCGTGGCGGTAGGGGCATTATCCGTCTTAAGAGCATATTTGGTAAGATCAATATCATTAGCCTTATCCAGAAGCTGCTCTATCTGCTTGCCATTGTATTTACCTTGAAAATCTTCCATATCAAACTTATTTTTTGCTCAAATATAGTTATATACATAAATACCAAGAAATCGAGGGGGGGGGAGATACGGGTAAGCGTCAGAAGCTACCATCCCCATGTAGGAACCCGGTACGGAATATAATAGCCTTGTCTTTAAGTTTCTGGATAGACTCCCATTCCCATTCACCCTCACAAGGCTTAACGACATACTTATTCCCCCATGTCTTAAACTTCCTCTCTATAACAAACATCTCTGGGTCTTTTAAGACATGGAAGATACTTCCAACAGGGAAATACTTATCAGTTCTCAATATAACTCGATGATGTCTCTCGTCATATTCAGGATCGCCTACGATACGTGCCTTATAAAACTGGAAATCATTTAACGTCTGATCCACTGGCTCTATCCAATAATACCCCTTACCCATTGCAGTTTGTATTTAATTATCTATATTTGCGGTGTAATAACTCATAATGTTTTAAGTGATTTTCAACCAAAGGGGAAGGGTGTCCGTGAGGATGCCTTTTTTTTCATTCCCGCCCACCCTTCCTATGAACAAAAGATCTACCTCGAACAAATGTAATCATAATAAAGTTACGGGCAAAAAGAAACCCCATCGGTATTCTATCGCCGACAGGGTTCTTCCAACGTTGTATCAGTCTTATATCATCTCACTCCATTTGATTGTGTCACCGACGAAGCACCGCACCGCCAGATACCTTACGAACGCCGTCCCTTCCGGGGCGTCAGGGTCTTCCAGATAAGCCAAGACAGCCTTGACTATTTTCTGGTCGCAGTCCAATACCTTAGGAAAGTAGTCGCTATAAAACATAGCGAACAGATATTGGACATCCCCCCAAGTGGCGTTATCAGGTTTCTTGGCCCCGCATTTATCGAACATCTGCTTAGCGTCCTCCATCGTCCATCTTCTCTTGGATCCGTCGGCGTTAAGCATCTTATCAGCGGCCTCCCTAGCCAGCTCCTTGGAAAAGTGATATCCATGGGTGTCTATATACCGCTTATAATCCGGATCATCGGCGTCTGCTCCTCAGTAATAACGACTCCTGCGTCCCCTGCGCATATACGGTTCAGTACCTTCGTACTCGTCACGGATGCCGCGCTCACCGAACCATCCCCTGCGATACATCTCGTCCTCGCGTTCATGGAGTCTCTCACGTTTCTCAAGCTCACGCTCGTCACGTTCCAGCTCCCTCTCGCGCCTTTCAAGATCACGCTCACGGCGTTCTAGCTCATCCATTCTGCCGTCATGATCCTTGCCATAGTGGTCGTATATTCCACCACCATAACCCATGTAAGTCCCATCCGAACGTCTGCTACGTCCACGGCCGCCTCTACGATCGTAGATCTCATCATCGTAGTCCTCATCGTGGCCGCCGCCTAAATCTATAACTCTCATCTTAACCTAATTTTTTAATTAACAACTCTTTTAGCTCATCGAAAGAGGATCCCATCCTATCGACTTTCTCCTCAAGATTCTTGATCTTCCGGTCTTGATCCTTAGTCTGCTTAAAAGCCGGATTGATTTCCTCAAGGATCGAATCACAAGCCTCTAGCGTCCTCCTATGCTTATCGATACTATCGAGAATATCGGAGCTGGTTCTCTTAGCGGCGTTAAGCTGGTTCATGATCGGATCGACCGAGCAGGCCAAAGTTATGTTATTGGACATAGCGACATCCCTGCTCTCCGGTACGACATAGGTCATGGAAGACCCGTTTATCTCCACGGTAAGATCTATCACCCTATCCTGTAGTTGCTGATATTGCCCCATCTGACCCATCTGGGGTTGCTGGAACCTAGGCTCGGACACGTTGACCACATTCCCCATCCTGAATACCGGAACATCGGACGTATCCAGCGTATATACTTGAAATCCTTTCTTTAAGTCTCTAAACATATCTCGATTTTTAAGCGGGAGGGAATACCCTCCCATTAGACATCCAATCTAACCTATTCCTCACCAACAGTCGTCTCCGACGCCGAGGCGGAAGTTGTAGGCACACAGCAATCCATGAGCCTCAATACACCCCTTACCTTGTTGAAATAAACAAGGCGTTCGGTGTTGTTAACCATAGCCGCTCCGGTCACAGCCACGTTGATCGGATTCACCACAGCCACGCCGGTTACCGGGCAGCATGTGTCATCACCTACCGTGGATACGGTGCTGTTCGCTGGAATAGCTATCTGTACTGGCAATGTCTCGCCTGTTGTCGGAACCACCTGCCGGATTTTCAGCAGCAGAAGGCCCTCGCATGGCAAGGACAGCCATATCCTTGGGTTGATGCCGAAGATGGTGTTGGTAGTAGTCACTACCACGTTCTTCGTGACCAACTCATAAAGAGACCCTATTTTAGAAACACAAGCCATAATAGCCTCCTTCCTTTATAGAGTTAAATAGCGGCGTTTCCGTTGTTGCAGCATCCATTGTTGCACCCACATCCGTAATTACCTCCATAAAATGCTTGACCCCATCCATAAGTCTGGTAAGGAGAGCATGAAGGATAAGCCGGCACAGGGGTAGGTCTCAACTGGTTGATCAAATTCTGAGTCTGTTGCTGAGTCAACGCGGAGGCTTGGTAAGCCGACCTTTCATCACGCAACTGATTGATCGTATTCTGCATCTCACGCATTTCCAATTGACAGAATTTATCATTAATCAAGGTTGTTTGAGCATCAATCTTAGCGCTCAAGATATTGAACTGCGTAGTAGCCTGCTCACGATTGTTTGTCAATCCTTGGTTGATGTTACTCTGAAGAACATTGGTTTGCTCTAACGTCCGTAATTGATTGTCAAAGCCTTGCTGCGTTATCATATTTTGAGTAGCGCACGTGCTTTGGTTGATCAAAGAACTCAAATTGCAGCAGCAGGAGCTAATCTGGTTACCGATCTCACATCCTTGTTGCTGTACGGCGTTAATAACAGCCTGAGAAGTCATACCTACCTGACCAGCTACCTTATCGATAGCGCCTTGCACGTTACAGATAGCGCTTTGCAATTGAGTAGTAGTACAGTTCAAGGCGTTAGCGATCTGCTCGATAGCGCTTCTGTTACCTTGGATAGCCTGCATCAATAGCTCACGGCCATAGTCGTTGTTCAATTGAGCCGGAAGACCGTTAGCGCAACAATCATTTCCATTACCACCAAAACCATTTCCGAAACCACGTCCGCCCCATAACCAGAATAGGACGATGATCCACAACCACCAGCCGTTGGCTCCTCCGAACTGGTCTTGGTTGTTACGACCGTTCATCAACGCCGCGACTAGATTCGGATCCATCTTATTACCACCCAAAAGGCTGGTAAACATACCCGGAATCATAGATAATAAACCATTAGCGGCGCTACCGCTCCCGGAACCCATGCCGTCTAACAGCACGATTTTGTCTCCACTTGTACCCATGTCTATTTATTTTTGAATTAATAATAACCCCACCTGATAGTGGGCGTTACAAAGTTCAAAAATTAATAATCCTAGGATCGTGATATATGTCATCATCAAAGCACGTCATGTCATGCAATTGGTATTAATAAGAACCGGTACAAGACAAAAATCCGGAACGTATCACTACGGCCCGGATTCATGCAAATCTATAAATTCAATGTTCCAATGCTCGAAAGAAAACGTCTCACGACGTCAAAGAGAGATTAACTACACGAAAAATCTCGCATCAACTTATTTGTATTAGCAGTGTATTCATTAACTATCTTACTGGATGAGGGATTATCCTCTATCCTTGACAGGCGGTTATCGTCACTCCTTACCGTAACGTCACCCATCCTTCGTACCATGTTTTCTTGATATGATGATGGATCGGAGTATATAAGATCATCAACGAACCTGTATATCGCACCATCAACCGTCTCACCTATCTTCTCATATAAGCCGGATTGGAATGACACGAAATCATCATACCTCCCACGAGCCAAGAACGAACCGTCCGGTCTCGCCTCGACACCGCCGTTGACCTCCCGGAGCAGGCCCGGATTCCTTTGGTACAGATACCTATAAAACCCGGCATCCATCATCCTATCCTGTCTATCCAGATAGAAAAGGTTTCTCATGCTACTGTCACCGGACTCGATAGCCACGTCAAACAGAAGATCCCTTACCTGACCTTCCGGCAACGACATCTCCATGCTTTTTAACGTACCTCTGTCATGGTGATTCAAAGATACATTATAAAATCCATTAAAATCAAGGAAACGTAAGACATTATTATATAAATCCGATTTTTTTAACCTTTCCTTGATCTGGATCTTCCTCAACGATGTACAGGATTTGATAAAATCCCGATCCTTTCCCTGCCTAGTCTCGTATCTCCTGAACTCCCGATCAATATCGACATCATCCATCTTAGGGGTTACGGGATGCTGGTATATCAATCTGGTAAGGATCATGTTCTCAGTATTCGAGGATGAGATGTTGGACATAACTAGCTTCTTTATGTTATCCTTGATCACGTCAATATCGGAACGGGAAGCCCCGGCGGGAACCACGCCAGCCGGCAAGTACGAGGGCCGCTCTATCCCGATATCGGCCAACATCTCATAGGCCTGATCGGTGTCGGTTATCGGGGCTGTGTTATGGTACGTATTCCTACCCATATACAACATGCTCCTATCATACATATCGGAAGGGGATGTATTCCCGGACCTTACATACACCATCCTATCACTGGTAGAATAAGTATCCTGAACCTCGTATATCGGATTCCCTTTTCCTGTTATCCTATCAAGATCGGAGATAAAGCTATCGTATACCGAATTGCCTGCCTGTATGGAAGATAACATGACATCCAGCGACGCCATAAGATCACGGATATCCTCCGGTCTGGATATAACCATCTCATCGCTGATCGCCTCGCTTATATCCACGCCCATGTCGGCAAGATCCATAGCTATGTCATACAGACGTCCGGAAACGTCCTTGATGTCCTTAAAATCATCCATATCGATTATCTCCCCAACCTTATCCCTTAGACCCTTCATATCCTTAGGCATACTGATATACGGTGTGGTACTATTGAAGTACGAGTCGGTAATCGTATTTCCGTTCTGACTCCGAACCTCCATACGGGTCATATTACGATACGTGTCATACATCCGATCTGCGTAATCCTGATCCTCCTGATACCGGAGTGCCAAGGAAGGGTATGGGATGGAGGCGAAAGCCTGATCGAACTCCCGGCGGTCGCTGATACCGCCTACCGCCCTCATGATCGTATCCCTTACCTCCATTGGATTCAAGACTCTTCTCTTTCCCAATGAATCATACACATCCTCATATATCATATAATCATCACCAAGGCCTGATTCGGAGGACAAGAAATATGTATCCTTCTCATTGAGATCCCCCTCAGACATAAAATCGACAATCCTCCTCATCATATCCCTTACCCGCTCATACTCCGATCGGTTTGTCATGATATTATCAATCTCATCAGCATCATACATCCCCGATCGCTCAAGATTGTACCTATTGAGGAATATATCACCGCCGGAAAGGAAGTTAGATACGATCATATCATTAAGATCATTGATATTATCAACGCCCAAGGAAGTAAGGGTATTATTGATATCCTTAACCTCGTCAGCCATGAAATTACCCACAGCATAATTCTTTTGTTTGATAAAGGACATGACATCATCATACTTAGGCTCCCCATTGCTATCTAAGTCGTATTCTGATGGCATGGACATCCAATCGCCAAAGAAGGACACGAAGTCGGGGGAGTAGGCCGTACCCCAGACCGATAAGGCCTGCTTCTGGTCGCCAAGCACCTCCATCGCCCTTTGGTATAATCCGGATGGTTGGTTGTTAGGGGCAAGGACATTATCTACCCCACCCTCCTTATTTTTTATAACATAACAAGATCTACCCATGTCTAAATCGTTTTGTTACAAAGATATGAAAATCCCGCCTACTCTCACGAGCGGACGGGAGCCAAATAACAATAATGTAACAAACCTTATGTTTACTCTGAAAAGTACAAATCATCTTGCCGATCCTCACGGACAAACAAAAAACTCAATCCTAAATAACAAAAAAATGGGATTTATCGTTTAGCTAAAATATCTTTATCTGGCTAACATATTGATTGTGAATAGGGGTGGAGTCGTATACCCTCCCCTATCTCCTAACAATCTCAACCTGCTACAATAGAAATCAATCCATGACTGACATATTCCAATTTCTTATAAGATATATCTTTCTTATTTTCTCCGTTGATATCACGGATATTAAAAATTCCACGAAGCCTTCTTGCGTAAATAAAGCGTTCTTTACCTTGAAACATCACCTTATCAAACAATCTAAATCCGAAAACCTTAAAAGGAGATTGATTCATCCTTTTATTGCCTCCTTTAGGTGCTTTCATCTTATGAATCTGTCTGTTATGACGACGAACTAATTTCCGTTTGTAATAATATCCAAGTCTCTCGGAGTCAAAATTCCTTGAAATCACAAAAGCGTCGGATACATGGGATTTTTCAATCCCTTGATTTATACGATTATATTTTGTTATGTATCCGAAAGTCATTTTTACGTTTGGATACAAAGATTTTAACTCATCGTATAACTCCCATTTCATGATACCCATAACCGCAGCGTCACGAAGCGACTCACCTCTGTTTACTTTCAATTTGATATTTCCTTTATGAAACTCCTTATGGCAAGTCTTACACAATGTTATCAAATTAGAAGGTGAATCTCCTCCAGTCTTGCGTGACTCAATATGATGGACATTAAGGACAGGATCTTTTGATTTTCCTTTACAATGTTGGCATTTATGCTCATCCCTTGCAAGGACATACCCCCTTACATTCCAAAATCCTAATTGTTCACCTTCCTGATACTCTTTACCTGATATCTCTGGATTCTTGATCTTTTGAGTATCAAATTGGGCAACCTCAATAATCAGTTTTGAGACAGGTAGTATAGAATATACAAAACCGATAATCCTAATATGAGAATCAATCTTCTGCCGGATTGATGGAGCGATCCATCCTCTCTTCTTTGATTTAATCCTATTCATGAATCTTGGCTTTCTATATCTCAATCTGTACCTTCTAATCTTCCTCAATTCCCTTCTTGTTGATAGAAGATCAACAACATCACTTCTTAGAATAACTTCACTTGCGTAAAGTTCCTTGCTTTTTGTTGTAGCTGATAAACCGACATGTTTTGTGCCTGTGTCAACGCCTAACGTAATCTCTTGCTTATAACCGGTTGTATCATACAAAAGCCTGATTGTAAAAGGACAAAGATTTACCACGGTTGCTTTCTTTGATTTAAGCAATCTTCTAACCTTACCATGCCTCGTTGTTGGCATTAAGGGTCTACCATCTATATCCTGTACATAAACCATTTACAATAAATAATTTAATAAAATGTTTATTCAACATAAGTCAGGGCAAAACCCTGTTAGTACCCATCGCCAATGTTATTGAAAGTTTTGTACAGGCAACACCGGAACCCAAATACGATCCCTGTTTAATCACCTACCTTAGAGCTACGGACTTGGATAAACATCCGTAGGTAACTATATATTCTTCAATAACGTAGTCTTTATTTCAAGACTTAGGCTAATACCCGGCCAGTAAACTGGATATATAAAACTCAAACATTGTTTAACGTTTTATATATTATTGCAGATATTACTCCACCGATGACTCTCATTTATCTTCTCTCGCCATACAAAGCGATTATATCTGGTCTCTATCATCTCCACCACCTTCTTGATATCAGATAAGGTTAGTTTCTTTATCTCCATATTCCTGCTATCCATTCTGACAAAAGAGTTCTTGAACTCCTGCTCTGTTATAGCCTCCAACCTAAATAGATTGTATTTTATAAGTAACTGGCTTACGTCAAATATCAGGATATTAAGATCAATATCATCCTTCAACTCATCAAGAAGATCACGCATCATGGCTTTGATAGCATCGGTATCAAGTTCCAGTTTCTCGGCCTCCTTCATCAACTTCTTGATAATACCATTGTGCTCGATTATGATATTAGCATTATCATCATCGGTAGGCAGAAGTACATCCATCGTACATTTTATACCAACCTTATCACTAAGCCTTTTATTGAACTCAGCCATATAGTCAAAAGCCTGATCCCTGCTTAAAGCGTATGTATGATCAAGCAACTGCTTTTGTCTGACATTGACAAAATAGTTACTGGTGTATAACATCATCAAGACCTTTACTCGCTGGATGCGTAGGTCTTGCATAATTTTCCGGTGTAAAAAAGCATCTAATTGCATAATATAAAGAGTCCCCACCGGGGCCATCACACACCCGACAGGGACCAACTTTTAAATATCTTACTCGTCAGGTGATGGACTGACGCCGCGAAGATAAGTCAAGATATTTAATTTAGCAAGGATTTTCCGCCTCATTTTCTCCGGATACTACATTACCGTCGGAAACCAAAGACTTGTCCTCGGCAGCCTTCGTAGGCGAGGCGGACCCCGATTGGAGGTAAGACGGGTTGACGAACGGGGTCTCCGTATCCTCGAAGAACGTCTCATCCCTCCTAATACTCATCCTAAACTTAGGAGCTATGAAAGGATCGTTATTAAGATCAATATTGATCGTAACGTCATTCATCAAAATATCCTCCTTGGTCCTAGAATCGCCTATCCATCCTCTTACGTCAGCGGTCATAGGCATCCGGTTAGCGGCTTCCTTGACAGCCTCTAGCCGTCCCTTGATAACATCCACGTCTCCCGCCAACGGAATCATATATGTCTTGTTATCCAGCCCGGATCTGGCTATAGCGTTGTTAAGATCCATTATATCATCAATACTTACCCCACCGCCTAGGCCCTCTATAATTCTGTCAGCCATTGATCCGATCATAGATGAGAATGATGATATATCCTGATTTTTCAATCTTACAGGGTACAGGTAATTTCTTCCATTTCCTGTCTTTATAGCTACGACCGGGATACGTGAATTTTTATAATCACCATACTTATCCCTGACGATAGCCGTACAGAACGGGAATATGTTATACTTAATATTATCCCTCATCGTAACCTCCCCGTTCTCTATATATCCTACGCTCTCGACCTTACCAACCGTCTCATTGGTAAAGTCATTTTCGGATACCATCAACGTACCATTATCATCACTTATGCTAAAATTAGGTCTTCCTGGCAAAACACTGGTGACTGCGCCTACGAACGGTATATCAATCTCGCCAGCGACAGATCCTACATTATCCCTATACAACTCAAAGGCCATACTCCTTAAATCAGCGTTACTCCCTTTTGAGTCTGGATCATTGGCTTTTAGCACCGAGACAAAATTACCGTCACCATCCACGATCTTAATAACCATATTATTAACCAAATCACTACGGGCAGACTTGGTCTCGTCAGAATTAGGATCAACGGCGTTAAGGCTATTGTATTTATCGTACAATTCCTTGGTATATGGATCTGACATATCCATTTTGAACCTTACCATATCACCCTTGCGAAGGCTAGCCGCTGCTTCCTGATTCACCGACTCATTATTAGACCCAAAAGTATCACCCGTGTAATAAGGGACAACGGATCCATCCTGCCCCTTGCGATACACCATGAACCAGTTGGAGGTCGATAAGGCGGTCTGCCGCCCCAGTATGACACCGGTAGCGTTCTCGAAAGCCTGAGCGTCATCCTCGCTTATCATCCATCTTGAGTGGTTATTCGACTCTATAACAGTAAATATGTCGGTTCCGTTGGTGAAATCCATCACCCTTCCATTATCAGTATCAGTGGCATCAGATCTTTTAAGCCCAAGACTGTCCATAAACCTGTCAAGTCTCATTCCGCCAACTTCATAATACATAACCCCACCGATCTCTCTCTTCTGGGCCATCAACACCACCGGATTCTGGGCGGCGTTAACTTCCGTCCTGCCGGTGGATGTCCCGGGTTCGCTCTCTGTGAGGACATCACCCATAGGTATAGACTTATCGTAATCCTTGACAACCATACTTCCATTATCATACAGCCTCATCCATTCCACGAATTGAAGAAGAGGACCATCAGAATAGTTATTGATAATATCAATAGCCTCATTAAGTTTATCCTGATCAACTTCATTCCCGTTGTCAATATCATTCATAAGATCATTATAAGTCTGTATAGCCTCCTTAACCTGATCCTGATCAAGACCATTAATGTTCATATCTATGATATCATCAATAGTATCCCTGATGTTATTTAAGACGTTATCGTTGGTATTTAACCTATCTATCATTGACCTAATCTTATTAAGCCTAGCTATAGGATTATTGCCAAACCCATTTACAAGATCATTGATACGATCCTTGTTATTATCATATATCTGCCTCTCCCTAGGAGATAAGATATCCTCATTACCGTTCCATATCTTTATAGCTATATTATTGATTCTATCATCAGAAGGATTTATGATATCCTCATTATCAGGTACATTCTCAACGATACCGCCCTCATCAGCCTTGATGTCATTCTCCATAGATCTGGCGATCATATGATTATAGGTCTTGAACATAAATGCCTCGTCCTCTCCTATAAGACCATCTTGATAAGCCTTATCTATGGCCTGATCATTGGCATAAAGGGAATTGGCATCAGGATCATCGGTATTCCTGAAATCATACTTGCTGTCATCCTCCTCATAAGTCTTCCCCCATGCGTTCGATAATATCTTCATGAACCCGCGCTCCTGCGACCGGATGAATCTTCTGTCACGCATACGACGAAGTGACTCGTTTATATTCTTATAAGCCACAAGATTATGACGATACTCGCTAAGCAACGCCATAGCCTCCTTATGATTATCAACCCCACGGATAGATACGGCATTCTCAAAACCGACTATAGTCTCATAAGCTGCCATAAGATCGGCGGCGCTGATCCTTGATTCATCCCTGTTTAATAACAGCTTAGATATATCTGTCTCTGAGTTAACTAACGTAGCTAATCTCCTCTCCAAAGCAATCCTATCCTCCGTCAATTTAAGAAGTCTATCATTCTCCTTGGCTAACTTGACCTTATCAGACTCAAGAGCTTCCTTAGATGTGGTACTCTGCTGAAGCTTCAAAACATTCTTCTCCATCTTCTGTATATCATCCGTAAGCTTCCTGAGTTTCTCAAGATCCCTACTCGAATCAGGATTAAGACGAGAATATATATCTAAAGCAGGTCCTATATCCGTATTGTATATCCTTCCTAACTGATTAGCGATATCATCCAAATTATCCTTAGCCTCAAGACCGTTATAAGCCATGTTGGAGATATAGGTGTTAAATGATCTATTGGATATACCATCGGTAAGGGAGTCGGCAAATCTGCTGGCCATAGTAAAATTATCAACCTTCTTATTGAACTCACTGATAAGATTGGACTTATACTCATTTACCTGCTCATCTGTCATATTCATATCGGAGGCTATATCGCTATTAGGTATAGACTCGATGACTGTCTTGAAATTCTCCTTGGTATCATCTAACATCCCCATTTCCTGATCATAACGAAGACGGTTGAATACGGCGTCACTAAAAGTCTTATCTACGATTCTAGAATTAGGTATATCGTCGGCGTTATTATCCGTTTTCAAGCCTGATAATTGAGCGTTCAGAGCCATGCTGCCACGAATAGCACGGACAGCGGCGGTAGTCAAAGCGCCGGCATTGGTGTTGTAGGCCTCCACCATCCCCTTGTTACGGGACATGTCTTGGCTCCATTCCTTTATACCTCCAAAGGTCTTTCCACCCATAACCGATCCGATAATCATACCGATACCGATCTCCTTCCAGCCTTGACTAGACCCGTATGTTTCCTTGAACCCGTTCTTTATAGCCTCCATATAACCTATGTTCTGACGGATAGCCATAGGATTGTATCTTGATTCTACCCAATCCTCGGCGGACTTACTAGCCACTCCCTGAAGACCCTCCTCATACAGACCCTCGGATACCGGACGTTTAATGATATTGAACGTATTCCCGGCTACCTTCTGCCATTTCTTTGGTGTTATGGCTCTTAACATACCGTTATCCATCCTCTCAGCCCCTACGCCAAATATATTGCGTTTTATGAACTTATCCACGCCAAGATCCATACCAAACATATCACCGAACATAGCTATGTTAGACAATGTAAGAATACCGATATTAGCGGCAAATATAGTATTGGCGGCATCGACGTTGTCATTTCTGAACCTCATAAGCTCCTCATACGAGGCTTCTCTACCATAGGCATTTCTGTAAGCCTGCTTGAAGTTTTCCTCAGACTCCATCAACCCACTCCTTGACTCTACCGAAGCCTCCCAAAGCGTTGACGTGCCAATAAAGGTTAGGTTGTCCAAACCCTTGCCTATGCCTCGTCCTATGCGGGCGGCCCTCAGCATGGAGTTAAACCCGCTCTTCGTGGCGGAAGCAGCCCTACCTAATCCAGCGACAGTCGCTCCTATCCTAGCCCCCATACGGGCGGCATTCATAAGACCAGCGCCAGCGAAAGCATAAGACGACAAGATAGCCCCAGCCGTAAATGCAGCCCCCGACAAAAGATCATTTGTCCAGAAATTGGTTGTAAACATACTTTTAAAAAATCCGGCGTCTCGCTCCTCCTTACTGTAATAATGATTAAGCGTATAATCACCACGCTTATCCATATCATCCAACCATCTGGCAAAACTGTTATCATACATAGCTGATAACGTCCCTTTTGTAACAAGCTCCTTTAATCCATAAACAGACTGACCTACTCCACCTATTCCATACAAAGCAGACTTATAAATAAACTTACCTAATCCTCTATAAGTTTTCTCCCAACCACTTTGACTTCTCGATAGACGATCGTCATTATCTATATTATTGATATAATTCTCATATTTAGGAATCCACTCACCTGTTGATAACCTATATCTTGAATCACGAAGATTGATCCTGCTCCCAGTTATATCATAATTACCCTTAGGTATACCTACCTCATTTATCATCTGGAAAAGCGAGTTTCTGGCTCTTACGTCATCATGATAAGATGTCTCTACAGATTTTTTTATACCCTCAACCAATGACGGTATGCTTCTACTTCCTTCCCTGGATAAAACATCATTATCCATATCCGATGAACTACTCATCCCGACAGGAATAGGGATAGAAGAAATATTGTCCCCAGAAAGCATAGGGGATGGAATGGATGGAGTCGGAACATAATATCCCTGATCCCTCATCACATTCCCCATATCATTATTATTATTGCTGTTCATTTTTACCATCTATTTTATCTATGGTCTCTTTATCCAACGCCGAAAGAAGATTGCTAAGGTCAGAATGCTGTTCATTAATATCCCTACCCTTTACAATAACATCCTTATTAATAGCCTCAACCACAGCTTGAGTAAGATACATCTGAGGACACATATTTATGATTTTCATGATATTATCAGCATAATCAGTATTATACTCTAATACCTTAAGCGGTGTCCCAGTCTTTGCTTGACCATGGAAATAAATACCAACTTCAACCCCTCCGGGGAATCCCTTAGCTTTAACATCATACAACTTGTAATTCCTCAAAACCGTATTAATTATCCTAATAGCCCTCTTATTAAGCTCAGATGTAGCTAGATCATTACTTTGAATATCATACTTATCAACCATCCTAGAAGCCTCCTCCGCCGCATTCTCGACAGTAGCGAAAGCACCAAGCGAATTAGCCTGTGCCCATTTCTGGTAAGGTCTATTGGTTGTAGCAGAAAAAGACACAGGAATGATCTTGGATTCATAATCTTCCGATCTCACATTCCTCTCCCTTTCATACAAACTATACCCCATACTATCTAATTCTTCTTTAGTAACTTGAACCGTAGCGATATTCTTTCCACCAGCCATAGCTACCAAATCAAATGTATTAGGATTATCTGTAGGACGAGCATACAATATATAATTATTAAGTCTACTATCTTTATCTTTATTCAAGAAACCGGCTCTCGCCAAAAGCAGACTCTCTAATTTAGCATGCATACGCCTATCCTCTTTAGAAGCGTTGGTAGAATTGGAAAATGACCATGATCTTGGAGCAAACTCATCATATCTTCTTTCATAGACTGTTTTAGAATCCTGAACAGCCTTAGCTATATTACGACCTACATTGGAAGAAGACCATTCCCTTCTGAGCGTAGGGCCATCAGCTCTAGACATATTCTTACCTATGATCTTGATCATTTTATCCCTATTAGTCATATTGGCATCATCACTATTCATTATTGGATTATCTACACGACTATAAGTTTTGGCTATATTATCTATATCATCCAAAGTGAAATTTTCTCCCGAATATCTATTTAACAGATTTATATAAGATCTCATCAACTCCATATTAGCTATAGACCTATCCGTGTAGTTGATGTTTTCGCTTATCAATCCAACTATAGAAGAAACTTTCAAAGCGTCTTCCGGAGAATACTCCCTTCCTCCAATAACCGCTCCATTCTTACCAACATCCCTTGCGTTAACCATACCATTATCGGTATATGTATCAATACCACCAGTAACATAGTCTTGATCTTTGATAGCATCATTAAGGATATTCTTCGTAGCGACATCAAAAGCATTCGTAAGATAATCAACTTCCTCGTCCATTATCTTACTATATTTCTTCCTGTTATCATTCGCCGCCATAAGAGCCTCATACCTACCTACCATTTCTGGTGATGATAACACAGAACTAGACCCGCCACCGTTATTGGTAATCCATGCCATAATATTCTCACTATTAACACCACCTGGATATATAGAGGGATTGTTTTGTATATCGTTCTCTATACCTCGTAAATCAACAGGGTTTAAAGACGATATTAAATCCTTCTCTCCTGTTGATATATTGTTTTCATTCTGAATATACTGATTGTCAAATATATTTTCAGGAGTGACATTAGGCTGAACTTTTTCTAGCTCAATCATAACACCTGAAGAAGCGCCGGGACTGTTACCACCTTCTTTAGTCATTATCTCCCTAAGCTTAAGATTCTGATCTATTTCCTTGGATTTTTGTCTCCATGAGAACTCCCGCTCCTTGAAATCAAGATCTCTTACTTTAAAATAATAATCATCCGCACTATAACTTTCTGATGAATTATTGTATGACCATCTAGCAGATACACCATCAAGAAACTCGTTACGGACAATAAACTCCCCTGCCCTAGCGGGATTCATGTTGTTGCTAATAAAGGATGTGGCTTCCTCCACTAACGCACGGCGCTGCTCCCGAACCTCCTGTAACGAAGCCTCGATAGCCACCTTAGCGGAAGGGCTGGCCTCCGCCCCTTTGAGCTTGGCTAAAAGAACGCTCTCTTCAGCGTCAAACCCAGAAACATATTTATTAACAAACTGTTCAGTAGTCATACCACTAAACATGCCAGGATTGGTCATGGCTAAATACTGTCCCTCTATCTGCATCTGAGCTTTAGCATTCTGAGATATAGACCTAGCCGCTATTGATCTAATTTGAGATTGACTCATCTCATCAACAGTAATATCCCTCATCCTCCCTGTAGGTTTACCATCCACTATTTCAGGAACAGAAAACTTCTTTCCTTTATTAAGACTAACGAAATCCTTCATCATCTTATTCATCTCCTCATTGTAATCCGTATAAGGAGTGTAGTGAATAGGATTCATCCTTGTACCAACCTGACCGTCATTAGCCCATTCATAAAATGGTAACAAAGCGACAGCCTCATTTATAGCGCTATATTGCTTAGGATTATTAAGCTTCATATCTTCGATCTTCTGAGAGAAAGACCTATACTCCCTAGTACCGGCAATAGCGTTCAACACACGGGTATCCAGAGCTTCTCCAAGACGAGCCTGTATACTTCTGGCTATACCGTCGGAAGCCAAATTAGATTTACGATACACGTTATTCACGTCCTGTATCAGCCCATTTAACCTATTCTGAAGATATTCCCTATCCTGAGGTTTTATAATGTCAGAATTGATAATAGAATCAGCATACTCGTTTATAGCCTGCCGATTGGTATCTATCTTCTGCTGCATGTACCCCATCCCCTGCATCATGACATCCATGTTGTAGGGCGATACATACTTGCCGTAATTCCTTAATATACTATATTGTGAAGCCATCCTTTATCCTTTCTTGCCTTTAGTTACTTCCTGAGCAGGATATAATCTCCTATAACTCAATATATCTCCTTGAGGATCAGCGATTAATTGTCCATTGGGACCAATCTTTACATCCCCAAATATAGACCTTAATGTATTCATGGTCGTAGCCGTATTCCACTTCTGCTGGATCTCGTCATTTACGCTATCGAAATACCTAGCCCAGTTCTCGTCATTTATAGCCAATCCCTGCAATATACGTTGCTGGTAAGCTTGACGTTGGGCTATATTCTTATCGTACGTATTAGCCCATGACTGAGCATTGACATTATCAGCCCAAGTCCTTTGAGCCACGTTCCCTTGTTCTACCTCATTAATGTATCTACCTATATTGGAGCTCATGATAGCCTGTAAGTTGGATGATAAAGCCCCTCTCTGGGAATCCGGGACATTACCCATCTGATCCAATTGTGATTGGAAAGCACGATTGGTCTCAACCATATACTGATCAGCCGATCTCAACACCGGATCCACGGTAGGAGCGTAATGCCTTTCCAGACCTTCCGTTGTCACGGCTCCCGGGGTCATCCTAAATACCTCGGGGAAGTCAAGACCGCCACCCACTATATTCCTGCCTCCATTGCCGCTGTTCGACTTACCGGCATTTGTATTGGTCTTAGGGAGTGTATTGGGATCAATCAGCTCAGGCATATCCAGTTTAACATCAGGTTCCTCCACATCACCTATATCCATAGGACCTGGAGCCACCTTATGAGGGTCAAGTATAAAATCAAGACCTTCCATTCCTTTCATGGATCTCAATGCCTGCATCTTAAGCATATCCTCGCCAAGTATCTTATTAACGACATCCTTGTTCTTGTCAGAGAATAGTTGGCTAAAATGGGTGATACCAGCATCGTTAAGAGCCTTATGCTGTTCCTCTGTAACAACGTCTAGACCGATCATAGGGCGAGATGTGGTAAACAAACCTAATTTATTGTCTCTCATCCTATCATGATATGCGGCTTTCTTGTCTTCCGGGTAATTACCTTGACTATCCTCACCGCCAAAGGAAACGAGCGTCGTGTAATCCCGAAGCGCCTCGGCGTTGGCGATGATCGGGTTCTCAGTCGTAGCCAAGCCCATCCAGCTACTTGTCTGACCGTAGATAGCGTCTTGCAATGCCCTAGCCCTAGCGCCCTCTGAAGCTCCCATATAAGCATCGTAAGCGACCGGATTGAATGTCTTATAATAATTCAACCTCTCATCCGTATTAATACCTCCATAAGAGCCATCAGTTCCTTGGCGTTGATAACCGAAATAGTTAGGATCATTGTTGAACCTATTCTCGATCGGGCGGAAAGTTAATTTACGACCGAACAAAGACGTGCCTCCTATCTCCATCTTCTGGCGAATACCAGCCACTTTCTTAAGCAGCTCTTTCTTAGCCTCAGCTATATCCTCCTCCGTAAGACCGTATTCTTTCATAGATCTGGATATGATGTTATCTATCTCGCCTCCCTTGGCAAAATAAGTATCCTCATCCTTCTTCATCTTCCGGTCTTCCTGCTCCTTGTATATGACGTTAGCGAAGTCCGTAAATCTTCCTTCTAAGCTATTAACCGTCTCGTTACTGTCATTTATAGCCTTGGATAATACGGAAGCGTTTAAGCGCCTCGTATTCTCGTCATCTATCTTATCGTTCTTCTTCAACTTATCCAAAGCCTTCTTCTGATCATCATAAGCTGATTTAAGACCTATCTTAGCCTTATACCTATCCATTAACGTGGCGTACGTATCCTTTGGCGTAGCCTTAATACCATACGTATCTCTAATGTATTTAGCGAAATCCGACTCTATGGTGGTATCATCGGTAATAACCTTCGTACCTTCCTCCAAGGAAACGGGGGTTCCCCCATCGGCGTGCTTCTGCCCCATAGCCTCCATCGGCGTCTCTCCGGGCTGCGTCACGTACTCACCCTTCTCGACCTCCACGTTGGCTTGATCTTCCATCGACTTAGGTAATGGATATAGATACTCTCCGGTAAGGCTACCGCTATCGAACCTATTATTAGATCCTAGATAAACACCCCCACCATCCTTGTACTGCATCTGGGATTGCCTTCTTTGTCTGGCCTCACGCTCCTGAGCTAACCTGATATTGGTACGAGTACCTTTCTCTGACGCTATCCCAGAAACCACGTTACGAGCCAACCCCATGATACCACTAATTCCTGAGGCTATGGTGGTTATCGTATTAGCTGTTTTAGCCCCAGTGGATAAATCACCATATCCCTCGCTTCTCATACGCCCTATACCACGACCCATCTGAGTGAATCTAGACCCTATATCATCAGCGCCATAGTAGGGGATGGTGGTAAAATCAAAAACATCCGTCTCGCCTGAACCGGTCTTAGACTTATCAACATCGTTAACAGTTATGTTATTAAGCGTAATACCATTGTCCTGATAATTCTCAGCTATACGCTGTAAACTACCCTTGAAGCTAGCCGGAAACACATTATCCTGATCAAAAGCATTAGCGTATTTAGTCCTCAACTGATCTGGAGTATCCAAAGAATATATCCCTAGCGGATTGACCGGCGCGGGTAATCCTTGGTTGGTATTCACCAAAGGTTCTATACCTAACCCTTGTATACCGTCCATATTACCAAGCATATACGGCCCGACTTCCCCGGCCTCTTGATATTTAGGTATCTTCCTCTTGATTACGTATTTGCTCATGTCTAATTAATTTCGTTCTGACACAAAGATAATTTAAAAAAACAGAGACTCATCATTTCACAACGATGAGTCTCTCAGCAAATGCTATTATTATGTACAGAATTAAATTCTTTTTATGAATAATGATCCTATAGCCTTAACCAAATCATAGAAACCGGCAGAACTGAGACCTACAGCCACTCCATATAATAGAGCCTCCCACCATTCACTCCCTATAAGCAATGGAGACACCTTTAGTAGCCACGCTAATATACAAACCAGCATACCTATGACTACGGCGGATAGGACTTTAGCCCACTTATGGGTGTCAATATACGGCACAACCTTGGCTAGTTGGGTAGCTGACATCGTAACAAAAGCCATGATACCGGTAAAGGTAGTTAGATCAATGGTGATAGTCCCTTCTGATGGGATTACCTCTTGCGCCATCAAAGCGAACGGCGTCAATAACATAGCAAATAAAAATAACAATCTTTTCATATCTAAAACGTTTAATTACTTCGCAAATATAGCATTAATTCTGAGTTCTGCTCATACCCTTTATATTCAGCATCAACCCCGGTATCATATTAAGCACCAACTGCCTTTTCGCCTGCTCCCTACGCATACGCTCAGCTTCCGCTATCTGCGCCTCTGATTGGGGATCGTTCTTGATGTTATTAGCGATATCCTCTATAGCTTTCCTGTTGGCGCCTGATTGAGCTAGCATCTTATATAACAGGTCTTGACCTTCCTTCTCCCACCAGCTATCCATGGCAGGATGGGAAGCCAAAGAAGGAGCGGCGGGGGCTACCGTCTCAGGCACGGGCTGCTGACCTCCGTCTCCCGTACCAGAATCCCGCTGCCCGAACTCGTATCTCATTGGCTCGTTCTCCGGGACACCGTATCTGTTGGAGAACATATCGGCGAACTCAAACCGCTTCTCGTTTCTTAATGTCGATCCAAGGGGTCTTCCGTATCCTTGATTCCATGCCACGGTAGCGTCCTTATAATTCGTGGCGTCATCAAAATCAGCCTTCGAATACATATAGTAATTATATATATTGCCTTGAGCGTCCTTATCAAAGAACTTGCCTTGATTGATGTAATTCCAACCTAACCCCGGAACCTTTCCTTGATACTCATCCACGAGATAATCCAACTGCTGTGTCAATGTCGGTTTCTTTCCATACCTGCGCTGTAGCTCTTTCTTCCTCGGCCCAAGCCATTGCTGGATACCAAAGTCACCAGCGGGTCCTAGGGCTTCGGTGTCCCCTCCGGACTCGGCGGCGATGTTCGACAGGATGCCGATAGCTTGCGTTTGTGGTATCCCCTTCTTTTCTGTCAGATAGTCCCATATCTCATCATACACAGCCATCTTACTATCCTCTGATCTACTAGGATCAATAACGTATTTGCCAGCCCCATAATCTCGTTCTATATTTACCGGACCTCCATCTTTCTTGTCCTCCAACTTATTCTTGGACGTAATGGCATTACGGATAAGAGCATCCCTTCCACTTTCCGGAAGAGGATTTCGATCCTCAAACGACCCTCTCTCCTCAAACTTATCACCTATAGCGTCTAATGTCTTAGTGACTATATTGACTGGGAACTCTTGATCATTACTATAAAAATCATATACATCGTAAACACCTAACCTTCCATCCGGACGTCTATAAATAGTAAAATTACCAAACCCTGATAACGGGGTAAGATCACCAGCAGCTTCGGGGTAAAAATCATACTCAGAAAAAACCGTAGGCTTTCCGGATCTTACCGAATTACGATTCTTCTCAAAGATATCTACCCATTCTCTAGACTTTTTCAAAAGCTTCAGCCTACCATAAGCATCATCTGTAGCCGGCTTATCAGAGCCATATATTTCTTGCTCCGTATCACGAATCTTTTTATCTAGCCTCTTTATCTCATCCTTAGTGTCACGATTGAACATCTTCTCAATATCAGTAATGACATTATCAGGAATCCTTATCTCCTTGCTATTTCCATCAAGACTATTAGGCTGGGATAAGAATCTACCCCATAGCTGTTCGCTATATTCATCAACATTAGCTTTGCCATTTCTTCCGTATATAAATTCCTTAACCTTATCGGGAAGACTGGCATTTGAGGCTACCACATCAGGCGTTACATTCTTATACAACCTCCTTCTTACGGCGTTACCTATGATGTCTTTTAAATACAAAGCTCTATCAGATACATCTTGTCTTACATACATAGGATCATTACCAGTAGGACCTCCTTCGGCTTTCCGCTCAATTTTCTCTCCCCATAACCCATATTTCTCCCTAGGCCATATGCCATCTATGGCATCCACATAACCAACGGGATGCTCCCCGTCCAGACGCCGGTTCCGTCGCTCGTCCGCAGGGTACAGGGCGTTGGCCAACGGCTGCGTGATATAACCCAACCCCTTATCTTTGGATCTCGACATAGCGTCCACCACAGTCTGATATATAGGTCTTAATTTCTCAGGCAAATATAACCCCGCCTCATCAACCAGCTCGCCTATCTTCTTATTTATACCCCTAATGCTGAAATTATAATTACCCATGCCATTATTCAACGGAGACAACGCACCTCTTATCCCATTCATACCCTTAACAGCGGATCCTCCACTAAGGATATCAAACTCCGGGGATACGTTCTTTAAAGGACTATCATCCATACCCCTGAAATACATGGGACGCTCACCTCTTACAACACGATCAAGATCTTCCTTATACAAATCCTTTATCCATGAAGGGATTTCCTCTTTCTTATCTTTCTTAGCCATAAATAACGTTTTCTACAAAGATAGGTATAATCAGATGCGGATTAAAACATTAGGCGGGTACATGACTCATATCACCTACCCGCCTACGCTTTTCAATGCATGTGATAAGCCGCTAGAGCTTTCTTAGCCGAATCCCTCGACTTGTACTTGGCTGGCCATAACTTTCCGGTCTTGTTACTAACTACTCTCCAATCACTTCCTACTTTCTTGATGCACCCCGATTTAGGGCACTTACCTGATTTACTAACAGCAGATCTCTTTTTCACCATATCATTGCGTATTAACAGTTATGCTATAATCACCTAAATCAATAAATTTTCTCGTCATTACTAAACCATCTTACTATCATCTTGAACCGGCTCTCAATGTCATTCACGAACCTTGCCAAGAACCAATCGCCACGAAGACGATCACGCCACCTCCGGTGATAATCGACAGTCCTGGGGTCGATCTCCCGGCCAATATCGTTCACGTCCTTAACCCATACCGGTAGGTTATTAGTATCGTCCTTAACCTCGTTGAAGTAGTCGTTGATATTGATCTTCTGGTCCACTTCCGTCACCAGTATATCACGGCTATCGTCGTTAGTTATAGGATATCTTAGGCGCTGGCTCATGTCGTTCTTATCGGCGATGGTCATCCTAAGCTCTCCACTGTTGTTGGTATCGTTATAGAACCATGCCTTATTAAATCCAGTTGTTCTTCTAACCTGATAATTAACCTCATCCTGATACCTTCTGGCATCCATCCGATATTGGTAGTTCGTAAGGATCTTATTCACATACTGCTCACGGACAGGTACCTCTATGACGAACGGATATAGCTTACCATAAAATACCTGATACGATTGATTGGTTAAGCCATGAGACCACAATCCCACTTCTCGACTATCACTAGAATAGTTCTTACCAGACTGAAAATAATGCTGGTGCTCTATATAATAATCCGGGGTGTAGGATAAATATGATTTCCACTCACCCTTCAGGCAGTTATATCCAACGGTGAACGAGACGTCCGTGAAATGGCTGGCGTCCTGTAGCTCCACCGCCTGCCCGTTCCTGTAGAACCGGCCGCCACGGAATTGGTACTCGCTCGGATTCCCTACCGGTATATAATCTTTCTTGGTTATCAGAACCCTCTTAAACCTATTATCCCAACCCATGGACAACCCTATACCAAAAAACTTGTTATCAATATCATAATAAGACAACTCAGCGTCCGTATCAGCGTTATATATCCGGCTACGGATGATCTTCATCTGAAGATGCTCCTTAAACCAGTTTCTAAGCCCCGGTGTGACCTCCGTAAGATTCCTACCATTAGAATCTACCTTAAACACTTGACCACGCCTTAAATCGACCCAAAAATGCCCAAACTCGCAACTGATCATATCCCGACTCTGGGTCCCGGAATATCCTAACGTCGTATTATTATACTCGATACCACGAGAGGCGAAAAGACCACCTGTCCCTAGCTCGCTATTCTCCGGGGATATTCTCTCCGCCAACACGTCTATGGCATTGTACAACCCTACCTGATTCTCAAAACGAGCCAGTATCTGATCCGACTCTATCCCTTTCATGCTTATAAGTTTCCCGAAAGAGGTCTTGAACTCATGGTAATCCATAGGCTTGTACGACAGCCAAGGATCGGTCATGCCATTCTCCGACACGTCGGCGGTGCTCCATATGACGCCGTTGGGTCTTTGGTAAGCGCAGTCCCAAAAATTGCTATCATACGTCTCTGGTAATGACCTTCCGTCTAGCGTAAAACGATTCTTATACACAGGACTTATCTTAAACACATTATCCCTTGATATAGGGACATTACGCTCCTGAGTCCATGATATATAATCCCCTACCTCCGGATAGAACCCCTCGTAAGGCTCAGGCCCGGCTATACGGAAATTGCAATTGATCTCAGACTCCACAAGGAACTGAGGTATGCCATAGAAATATAGGAAGAAACGACCGCTAAGATACATATCTCCGGTCTTGCAAACCATCTCATAAGCGCTCTTCCGGCTAGGGAAAGAGTATAGCGATCCGGTATCCGTATCGGTCTTATTAAGATAATCCTCCCCGGTGTCGTAATTAACGAAATAACGGGGATACCCGATGTTCCGATAATCATAATAAGGGAATGGTATCATGTCCCCCTGACCGAACTGAGTCAAGTAAAACATAGGCATCTTCCTCTTAATCGAGAATCTTGATATAAATACATCACCTCCAAAAACAGGTTTACGCTTATTCTCATCCATCAACCCGCAACCGCCTAACGATACCCACCTGATATCCTCTATCTGCCCGTATTGAGCCGGAGAATATTTCTTTATTCTCATATAGGGGCAGGATACGAAAGATTCACGTGTCATAAAATGAGGCGTCATACCAGCTACCTCATCATTACGAATATTACATTCATCCTGAATACGGCTGGTATCGTAACTTGATACCAATTCCGGATATTCAAGCATATACTTATCCATACCAAATGACATGAATAACGAGTGCTCACGATCGAGGTTGTTTATGATAATAGGCTTACCACCTACGGTTCCCCCTTGTGACGAGATGTCTGTAACCGGATACAACCCGCTCTTGATATATTTGGCCGTTGACAATCCACGTAGCTCCGACGCCCCTATTTTTTGGTAAAATAAATTATAATGAGCGACAGAAGTATAATAATAAGCATAGTTCCGTCTAGGTCCCCTATCTATCAATGCCGTTAACCACTGATATCTGTACTTGCCTATATCCACCACGGACTGGGCTGTGGCCTTGGCGATACCCGTAGCCAGACGGATAGCCGTCAGCGCTATGCCGACAGGGTTGGCTAAAAAGAACACGCCTCCACCGACATATTGCTGTGAAGCCGACTGATATGTATACTCAGCTATAGCGGATATTAAATTAGCCATAGCCTCCACCGTAGCCAATGATGTTGCCATACTGTAAGCCTTACTCCCTAATATCGTCCATTTAGGGTGATCCTCCACCTCCCTGAATATACCGGAGGATTTACCTAATTGATAACCATCAACAAGGCACTCGGTGGGAGCGTCAGGCTTGTTAAAGGCAATATCAGGACTTAAGAATGAATACCAGATATTACCCTTCCTGTTAAACGGATGCGTTATAAATTTCTCACGATTAATATCCTTATAGATATACATATCATCAGACAAATCGTTGTAAGGGTAATTAGGATAAAGGTTAGCCGATCCGTCGGGATCATCGTACTTAAACATATCATAAGCCAGACCGGTTCCGATAACGCTCTTATCCAACGTCCTATCGCCCCTATACAACTCATATCCTATTATAGAATCCCTTCTAGCCTTATCTATAAGACCGTTCTCTACCGCTATATCCAGAAACTCATTAACGATATCGTCATCAAGCATCACCCCCATAGGATAAATATAGGAGTCAACTCCATATTGACCGGTCAGTTGAGACGGATTACCCATAAAAGGAGCGACAGAGTTATCCGGGAACTTGTAATGACGTATAGGTCTCTGACAAAACGTGGTTGATGTATTGGGGTACTCAGCGTTACCCCCATTACCGGTGAAATAAGACTTACCCCCAACTGATTTAGGAGACCCATAGTATTTCGTCAAAGAATCTATTATGTCCTTCCTCTTTGATCCTCCCGATGATATCCCGATCTTACTTGAATCATACAACTCAAAATTAGCCGGGTACTTATTGGTAGACTCCCAATATCCGAAATCACCGTACTGATATGGTCTGGGAGCGCAGTCAGCGGGTTTATCCCCACATGAGATACATTTCGCCTCATAGGTAACAAATCTCCTTAATTTCAATTCTTTTATGAAGAAGAATACGTATTTCACCTCCAGCGGCCGAATGCCAAAACAGAACGGGGCGGGGAAGATGGCGGTGCCGGCCGTATAGAATCCGGCAAGCTCCTTCATGTCCTGCCTCATGGCGAAACCGGTGAAGAACACGCATACCGCAGGCTCGATGCAAACATATATCTTATGGAAAGTAGTCTTGTCATCATTCCAAAACAAGTACTTTGGCATCATAAATATCTTATGATACACGTAATTCACTATAACACCTTTCTTGGCATCATTAGCCAAAGGATTAGGAGCCACGGTACCTTCCTTGTCCGAGAAAAACGTTATACGAACCTTATTGTATGATGACGAGTCGCCGATCGGATAATTATAGTTACCCATCATCTCTATATACATAATACCGTTATCAGGATCGGATAAACCACTTATGTATTTCTCGTAATCCAACTCCACCCATCTGGCGTATGAGGATACATGTGGATAGAACTTGAAATAAGTCAAGTTGCTTCTACCGAACCAATTGGTCTTGGCGTCAATATCATTCTGCATAGACACACGACCTTCCCAGTCAGTAGTTATACCGGTATTAAACTTAGAATTATCACCATCGCCAAAAAGACACATGGCGTTCTCGATACCAAACTGACTCTCATATTGGGGGAAATAAGCCTCCATCGTATCCATTAACTGATCAAGCATCGTCTCCGTATGCTTCTTTCCTTCCCATCCGGGATATTGATACAAATATGTGCACTTACCCAATGACCTACCCCCTTGGAATGTAGGAAGTTGAACATCGTTAATAGTAGGATTCACGTGAGGATCACCTACCGAACACCCATTAGTACATATACCCTCATCATATAACTGCCGGACATTAGACATATCCTGACACAAGACCAAGGCGGAGGAGTCTATATCAGACGGGAATTTATCCTCATCCTGACCATCCAGCCATTCTTGAACCAGATCTATGATATTCTTACCTCCACTGGAGTAATTATCGAAATCACACAATACAGAGAACTTCCTTTGTGACTCGGCGTTACTTTGTATTAATGTCGTAGGTTCGGTCTCCACGTAATCACTAGCCAGCTTATACGTAAAATCAATCCTAGAATCCATCAAAGAGTTTTTATCCAATATAGTCCTGGTCTCTATCCTCTCGATATCATCACATCCACCAGGGAAATCGGGAGCCTTTATACCGTCTTGATCCTCTGGCAATGATATAGCAGCGCATAACTCGTCAGTAATACCTACATTAGATTCTATGATATCACACAAGTTCTCTATATTATCAGCGATATAATCAATAGCATCATCTACCGTAACATCTTCCCCCATCGTGTTGATAACGAATTGGGTCTCTCCTACCGTGGCATATTCCTGTTCTACATATCTGAGTTGCTTGACATCTAGCTGATTCTTGCATTCTCCTCCAAAATCATCAAATCCCCAAGACGGGTCGTTTATGATCTTTGCCGTATTCTTAAACTGCCAAAGATAACGGCGGCTGTTCCCGGCGCACTGCGGGTTGTTCTCCAATACCGAAGCCGCTGATAGGTCTTCAGAGTTGCCGTCCTCATCAACGATAACCTCCATCTCCTCCCTTGTGGCCGGACGAGGGATAAGCGGGAATCTAGCTGTCCTGTATCCCGTATTGGTAAAGAATCTTATACCCAACGGATATACCTCGTCACGCATGAAAGAGGCGTATTTAGAGCAAGCCACACCGTCTTTATATAGATTCTCCGTGGCTATCGATGTCTGCCATTTAACGAAATGACCCAAGAAATTAACGACCGGTTGAAGATTCCATTCATTCTCCACGGTCAAGCCGTATTGAAGAAGACGATTCCCGACAGACGTCATGCCTCTGGCTGTCTTATATACCGGTATTTCCTTGGATAACTTCTCCATGGTCGTACGCTCGCTATACTGATCCGTAAGGTAATAGATGGTCCTTTCCGTTATCGGATGTATACCTTCTATGAAATACTCAAGAACCGGGCTTTGCTCACCATTAAACCCAACCGTGTTCTGTATAACGCCTATCTTATAATGAGATACCTGCTTATCTATATTAGACACGGTAAGGCGGATACCCATGTTGGTTGACTTACCCCATAAACCATCGCGGATAACCATATCTTGACGATCGAATAACATGATTGGGTTGGTCAATGAGCAATATCCGGTCTTCTCTATCCCGAACTCATCGCACAACGCCACGCAGAACTGGTAGGTCCCGGCACGCAGGCTTCCCCCGAACTCCACGACCTCAGGCTCCACGCACGGGGCCGTCAGCAACGGGAACACCAGCAGCTTCTCGCAGGCCAGCCTACACCTCTCTATTGGCTTGTCATCCCCACATGTCTTATACCCATGGTAATGATACCAAAAGTCACCATCATCATCCGGGTTAAGGGCCTTATCGACCATAACATATCGCTGGGGATTATATCCATCGGTCCAGTATATCACCTTCCCGCATTTCTCGTCCTTGATCTCTATATCGAAGATCGGATGATGAATGGAGAAATTAAGACAAGGGTCATCAACCCAGTCCTCTATCAGGATCTCCATCAAATCACATATCTCATCAAAACGACCATCCGACTCCTCAAGCCTCTCGCCAAGGATACGATGGATGTCCTTTCCCGATCCAGCCAATTGATCCTCCACGGTCTTGATATAATCCAATGACCGCATGAACGTGATCTTAGACGTATTATCATCCGGATTGGATAGAAAGAAATAAGTGTTATCACCAGCTATGTCATTCTTATACCCAATAACCTTATAGCCATCAAATCGCTTACATAAAAGGGTACTAGGCTCGTTCTGGATCTTAAGCTGGCTTCCATCGTCACCCTCTATGGTAGCATTCAAGGCGAAACTGTACTCAGACGGGGATAGGTCCTGTGGATGCTTATCCCTGTTCATCCCGGAATCGGGAACCGCTATGTTAGAGTTATTTTGCACGATCTTATCTTTTTCGCAAATATAATAAATCCGCCAGATAATCACTTATGTGGCGGATTCTAATAAACAGTACGTATTATGCAAAACATTCAAATCGTACAAAAATAAAAAATCCTCCAGACTTTCACAAGTCAGGAGAAGAACTAAATACTTTTAAACGCTCGTGTAAAGTACAAAAACACAACAATTACAAATTTTTACCCATGTAGTTCGATTGCTTATCGGCATCCTCTACAGATATGTAAAAGAAACCGTTAGTCACGTATCTCTCATTGACATCCACAAAATCGGTAGATCCTTTGTCCACTCCTTTCTTCGATCCCTCATCACACACAGCTACCAGACTATTAAAGTCATTGGAATAGCCTACGATCACACCGTGTATATCCCGATTTCGAGGATCGAATACGTACCTCATCTTACACCTATCGTAAGCTAACTCTAAAGAGCTTTTGCTTAGCCTCTCATCTAATCCGGCACCCGCTACCAAAGCCAAAACGCTCTTTGATATATCACTCATGGTAGTGTCCTTGGCCGGAACCTTAGGCATAGAAACGCCTTCCATGACAAAATCCAACGCCTTATCTACAAGGCCATCGAAATCATCATCTCTTATATAATCCTTAAGCACCTCCAGTATATATAACCGGACATGGTGTTCGTTATTTACATCATTCAATGTGACCATAATACTAGTTTTCGGCAAAGCTAGATTATTCCTGCGCAATAAAAGATCAAATATGTCATAAGTAAAGGACTAAAAAACAAAAAAAACTCCCCCCATCCTCACGGACGAGAGAGCTGATAGATATTTGTATTATGAAAAAGAATAATTACTCACCTATTCTTACAATACAGTCACGAGACTCCTTGTTGTAGATCATCGTGCCTACCTTAGAATACAAGGTCTTTATATTTTGCCAATTATCCTCACCATGGGCGGATACGTTGGTAGGGGCATCACCGGTATAAACCTCCTCGCCTCCGATATTGACAAAATCATATCCACGTTTCTCCATAGAACCGCCCTTATATGCCGTGAATTTGATAGTGATATTACCTTTCTCACGACCACCATACCAGTTACCGTATATACTGCATCTGATCTCAAGAGGTAATTTATCATAATTATCACCATCCAACAACGGTCCCATCTGGATCAAAGCTGCCTCATTACCCGATTCCATGTTATCACCACCATGGATGAGATAATCACCTACCCGCTCCTGCGTGGTCTGGTACTGTTTACTCCAACCAACCAGCTTGCCGTCAACATCCGGGATGCCGGTGTTATCGAAACCGGTAGCCGTGTCAAAGTCAATGCCATCCTCGTCAGCCCAGATATACCTAAGCACAAGGTAATCGAACTCCGGGATAATAACCACCGGGACGGACTCCTGCCTGCACACGAACGTCTTCTCCTCCTTGGTGCCTTCTTTTATAACCTTGTACGTAGCCTGACGTATCTCACCAGTCTCATTGATATCAGCGGTAACCTTAACCTCAGCAGGACCGGTACCACTTGTCTTATCTAAATGTATCCAATCAGCCATATCATCGTATTTTGTTAAATAAGTTTAATATACTTATCAAAAGCGTTGGGCCACATACGCTCATGAGACAGCATCCTCCTCCTATTATCCTCAGCCAACTCCCGATAATCATTTAACGTGATCATCGACATCTTAAGCTCTTTCATGGCCCTAGCGAACTTACCCGGTTCTTGCTGAGCATATAGTTTGTAAGCGTCACCAGCGCCTTGTATCAAGCCATTCACGGCGGCATTCTCGAAGATCTTCATCTTGATATACGTCTCGACATAATCCTCAAGATAACCTAACGCCGTTTCAGGTATATACGGGAGACCGTCATCATCCTTGGGTGTAGCACGATATATGATGTAAATAAATCCATCAAACCCGGTATACATAGTATTGCCGGATATAGTTATATCATAATTATCCCAAGCATATTTATCCCGATACTTGTCGGCGGCGCAATCACGTCTCAACCCACGACCTATAGACAGCCTTACGGGGTGATGGTAACGGAAGCGAACCTCGTGAGACCCGATATATATCTTCTCCGTGATTGTCTTCTCAAACTCCTCCTTACAGCACTCCGTGCAGGAGTTCCAACGAAACCCGCGCTCCGTGCGCTCGACCCAGCCGATCTCGTGTTGGAGGTCAGCCTTAGCCTTATCGCCCCCCGGAATCTCACAGACAAGAGGCTCACACCTATAGGCGTCAAGCATGTCGAAGAAATCGGAAGGTAATACCGCCTGTTTGTTGCTGGTCTTTACAACCGCCTCGGACATGACGGCTATAACACCCCCAAACCTTTTTAAAGCTATCTCAGCCCACCTATAAACAGACGAGGTGTCTATAGCTCCGCTATCGTCGTATTTATGTAAATCGGCCTTGATCTCGGCCAATAAGCCTTTTATTGTCATATTCAAGTCTTTTGCACAAAGATATGTATTTGAATCCGTGATACAAAAAAAATCCAGTCTACCCTCACGAGCTAACTGGATCATAGAAACTTCTACAGCTTATAAACCCATTTAACTCCAAATACCTTACTTTCCGATTCAACTTCCCGGTACAAGAACTTATATCTCCTTCCAGACTCCATAGCCATCCTACACTCCTTGTTTAATGCTGGAGAGATATATAAATGAAAATACTTATTCCTCGGCATAAAATCCATACACGTATGGACGTAAGAATATCCACCTGTCCCACGCCTGTTTATAGTCCCGGTAAGTTTATTCAGATATATCTTACGGTTGGGATTAATCTTATGACATAGATAACCGATGTTATTTATATAAACCCCGCCCTCATTATCTAAGTACTTATCACGTATGACTTTCCAGATCAACGACTGACATTCGAGAATATCATTCTTGTCCACGATCGTATGTTTCCTTCTCTTTCCGTTCTTAGACATAATAGACCTGTAGAACCGAAGAAAGTATTGATCAAGTATTTTAAACGACTTTGTTTTCATGTCGCAAATATAATAATTTCATCCTTATTCAAGAAATATTTGGCAAGTTTTGGTGTGAGTGTAACGGTGATAAGGCCGCACTTACCGCCGCGGCACAGGCTGACGCACAAAGACTAGCACAGGAAAAAGCCAACGCTATGGAATGCGATTGTCCCAAAACATGGAGCGCTAGTGTAACGACGTCTAGCGGAAGCGGGAAGACGATAAATTACACCATACAATATAATAATCCATGTGGATCGGAAAAGACGTCTAGGATGACTATAGGATACAAAAAAACGAATGGTCAATGGGAGTATGAGACAAGAATAGTCCCTATTCCTTCCGGATCAGGAACTTTCTCTGATTCTACAACAACCAACTACGGGATATCATCTGGAGCTTATGCTTATTATGAGGATGGTCAAGGGAGTGGATCTTGTTGACAATAAAAAAAAGGAGAGGCTTATATAGTCTCTCCTTTTTGTTACGATTAGATGAATCTAAGATCTTTCCTCCTAGTATGATTCAATATCCTACTAATATGTCTGGTACTTAATCCTGTTCTTTCCTTTATCTTATCATAGATATAACCTTTGGATACGTAAGCTGACATATCTCCTAGATCTTTTATAATCTTGTCATACATATCATGCACCTCATTATATCTTATGATAGAGCTGTCTCTCATCCCTCTTTCGCCTATACCGTCAACTATGACGTTATTGAAACCGAAGAAATTAATTATTGATCTTATTATATCCATCATCACTGAATCTTTTGAGTTTTCTTGTTAATATCCATATCCGGATTCTCGTCCGTAGGAATCTGCAATTTGGTTATCGTCTCCCTTAACGTCTCTGAGACAACATATTCTAGTAGCTTGTCAGGACATACGAAATCATAATACCATTGAGATATACATGGATCATCTTTTTTCGTTCCACATCCCCCTAGCTCTAATGCCGCTTTTCTGTCAAGAGTTATAAGATCCACATTTATAGCCTCTATATTAATATCAGGGATATAAATATATCCGTCATTAACATAATAATAGTATTGCTCTATATTACCATATTTACGCTCTTTATTATTAGCGTATTTCCTTAACGATATAGGAGTAAATATAATATCATCCATGATATTCGATACCTTTATAATAGCCGGACCTATACGGGTGTATATCATATCGGGAAGACTTTTCTTGGATCTCATAAGAATCCGGCATAACTTGAACTCATCAAAACAGCAATCAACCTTCCGAACTCTCTCCATCTCCAGACAATTGATATGGGTATATAGCGATTCCTCGCCGAACAAAGTCCCATCAGCGTACTTCTGGGCTATATATGATCGAGCCTTCTGCCTACCTATGGACAATATCCATCTTCTACTGACATGAGCGTCTTTACTAATAGAGTTCATGTCATTTATGATCCTAGATACAAACTCTGAATTTTTCATGTAGCGAAATATTAAGGAGGGGATATACCCCTCCGGTTATTACTTTTTCTTCTTAACCTTGCCCCCACATTTCAGTTGAGGTTTCTTTTTCTCGGAGACCTTGCCTCCATTAGCCATTTTCTTTTTCTTATTGCAAGCCATAACTTAATGTATTAATATTAACGATACAATATTAATGATTTTATTTAATAGATAAACAATGCGCATTGAATAAGCTAAATTCACATCGAGTCAGACGGTATCTCTTACGCTAATGGCTTGGCGCAGGCCGATAGATGCGATTGCCCAGAGCCAACAAAGACGTGGAGCGCCAACGCTATGCTGAGCGGTGATCCTTGTAATGGTCTGTCTGGTTCTACATCTGCATTAAGGTGCTCCTATGAAGTGTCTTACAATAATCAATGTGGATCATCTAAATCAATAACTGTAACTGTTACTGGTAGGAATGATCATGGACAAACCGTTACGGTTGGAAGTACTTCCGTAAGTATACCTACTGGGTCTGGTAAAAAAACTGGTGTCATAGGTTTTGATTCAGGAGTACAATGTGGGTCTATAAGTGTTTCTGGGGGAGGATCTGGGAACTGTTAAGATCCTGATATGTAATGGAAAAGGAGAGGCTAATAAGTCTCTCCTTTTTATTAAAAACCATAACAGCAGTGATTGTCAACAATTACCTGAATCATGACCAGAGATTGTTACATCTCCACATACCACTTCTCGGCTAAAATATACACTTCCACTCTTGGTCCCGGATCCTGCGGGAATTGTAAAGCTAGCGCTATTGACCTGCTCTTCTCCGTTTTGTGTATATCCTATACCACTCACAGACCCAGATATAGATCTACCACATTGATTATTATACGTAATCGTAAATCCTCTTGATGTGACAAGTTGTTCATGGCTCATGCAATCATTATTCATAGATACCGACCATGACCACGTCTTTGTTGGCTCCATGCAATCACATCTATCCGCCTGCGCCAAGCCATTAGCGTAAGAGATACCATCGGATTGGAGGTTATTGTCGGCTATCCTGTTTGCCTCGTCCTTGGTGCAGGCGGTGTATTTACCAGCGATTTGCTTATAACTGATAGTCTTAGGAGTACAGTTGCTAGGACAGTTCGTAGCCTTGACATTTCCCCATCGGTCATCATTGCCAACCTTAGAAGGACATATCCTAGCATCAACTAAATTTTGTAATGCATCCTTGTACTCTTTATACTTGTTATAAGCTTGTTCACCAGCCAGATTCGATGAAGAAGCACAAAATTCACCAGCGCTAACCACCTTAATAGGGCTATCAGGAACACATACATCACCGCATTCGCCCGAACATCCCTTACATACCTCATTGGTATAGACAGTGTAGTCATGTGGATTACAACAATGCTCGCCACCATTCTGCCAATATCCTGTAGGATCGCACTCGCTAGAATAATGCTCCTCGCTATTACCATTATTACACCTACTATTATCCATATGGTATGTATTATCACATCCGCATCCACAAGATCTGGAATCATACTCAACCACCTCGTCTTGATCAGAAGCAGAGGAACAAGGATTGGTTTGACTCCTTTTCTTACGATAGGTACACCCGTCGCAATAATAACTCCAATTACCATAAGTAGGAGTATCATCATCGTCGGCGCAATCACCATTCTTATTGGCGTAAGCCTGAGCTGCGGTCTTAGTCGCCGTATCATTCTTGAAAGCGTTTTGAACCTTGCTGTCGGCATCCGCCTGAGATACGGTAGATGTCAACGCTGACAATCCTAAGGCACTATAAGGAACGGATAG